GAGCCCCCTGTCGGGTTCGAACCGACGACCCCCGCTTTACAAGAGAAGCTAAAGCGATCATGAGTGTCGGTGAGGCCCAGTGAGGCTCAATGAGCCTAGTTCCGTTGGGCTCAACCCCCCGAGAATGAGGCTCGATGAGTCTCGGTGAGGCTCCGTGAGGGGGCCTTGTGGATTCCATGTGGACTCACTCCCCCGATACCGCCCGGAGCTGCCTCACCGGGGCCGTCGGCGGCGCCATCACGGCCAGCACCTGGGCAGCAACGTCCTCCGCCGAGTGCTGATAGATCCACGTGACCTTCGACCCGCGGTCGTGGCCCATGATCGTCTGAGCATCCTTCTCCGGTACATTGAGATCCTTCAGGCGCGTCGCGAAGACGTGCCTCAGGTCGTGCACGTGCGGCCACCACTCTTCCCGGCCGGTCTCCGGGTTCTTGACCTTCCGGGCCAGGCCAGCGCCCTGGATCGCGTCGAGCCAGACCCTCCGAAAGTTGTGCCGGGTCAGCACGCCGCCCTTCGGTCCGCGGAACACCAACTCCTCCCGGTGCAGCTGCGAGCCGTCCTCGATGGGTGAGACCGTCGCACGAGTCTGGTGGAACGCCACCATCGCTTCCACAGCCTCGATGGCCGGCGGCGTCAGGGGAACAGTCCGGAAGCCCGCAACGGACTTGGGCGCTGGCTTGCGAAACAGCTTGCCGTCGTCGTCGCTGAGCACTTCCTTGACCTTGAGGTGCTTAGCCTCCAGGTCGATGTGACCGAGGCGCAGGCCGGTGGCCTCGCCCCACCGGAGCCCAGTCTCCTCAAGGAAGACGAGGAGGGGGTGGTAGTACTCCGGAGCGTTGTCCCGGATGTCCCAGCACTGCTCTCGCGTGGGAGGCCGGAGGTCGTCGGGGCTCTTCTTCGGAGGCGCCTCGATGTCAAGCTCAGCCGCCGGGTTGAACGGGATCCGCTTCCCGTCCTTGACGGCCGCGCGCAGCATCGCATTCAGGAGCTCCAGCACCTTCCTCTTGGTGTGATAGCCCTTCACGCTGTTGGTCAGCCAGCCCTGGAGTTCCATGTGCTCCAGGTCGCACAGCCGCCAGTCACCCCACTTCGGCTTGATGTGCGTCGACCAGTTCGACACCTTCCGATTCGTAGTGGTGACGGCCCGCTTCGGTTGGGCCGGCCACCACTGGTCCCACCACTTCGCGAGGGTAATCTCCCCGCGCTTGGGGTCGTTGTAGGTGCGGCGGCGCACCTGGGTGCGGATGTCGTCGAGGAAGTCGTCGGCCTCGCCCTTCTTGGCGAAATTCTTGGCCTTCTGCTTCCCGGCCGGGTCCCGATACCGGGCCTGCCAGGATCCGACGCAGTCGCGGCGACGCTTTCGCTCGCCGTACGCCTCGGAAGGGTACTTCTCCATGCACAGTTGGCAGCCGCACGTCTTCGCCCTCAGCTGTCGTGGGTTGTTCTGCGCTCTACGCGCCATGGCTGGTCACCTGGCCACTCCTCCGCTGGATGGGAACGCGGGGCATGAGGTCAACAGGCGCCCCGCACCAGCAGATTGCACCGACGGAGGGCTGCTCGACAGCCAGTTCCTCAAGGACAGCCCGAAGGGCTACGAGAGATGCAGTTTCGGGGAGGGTGTCAGGAAGGGTGACCGTGTTACCCGCGGCGTCGTACGGACGAAAGTGGAGCGGGTCGAACGGAGCGAAGCGGACGCGAAGACACATGGGGATCCCCCGGGCAGGCAGGCGACGGTTGTCCGTCGGCCATGGGGGAGGGCAGGCCGCTTGTCCGACCGTACCCCCTTGTAGGTGAATATGCGACCACTCTGCGTGCACCAAGTGCCCGGAGAATCACGGGGAGTGGTTGGATCCATTTTTGTTAGACCCGCGAGGGCGGCACACGGTTGTACGCGCGCGGCCGGCCGCTGCTACTGCTTGTTGGCCTCGCCGAGCGCACGCATCTCGATGAGCTTGGCCCGCTGCTGCTCTTCGGTGAGGCCGCGGAAGAGGTCCAGGAGGCGCTGCTCGGCATCCTCGTCGAGAGGGCCGGGGGCGGCACGTCGGGCCGCGGCGAAGATGCGCTCCTCGGTGAACTTCGGGAAGGCCTCGTGGAGGGCGCGGAGCTTCTCGGGGTTCGGGCCGCGGCTGCTGCCGCGCTTGCCGAGCTTCCACGCGTTGACCGTGGCGGGTGCGACGTCGATGGCGCGCGCGATCGCGGACTGGCTCACCTTGTAGGTGTCCTCGATGGCCTCGATCAACTGCGCCAGATTCTCGGTGCGCTCCGCAGGGGTCTCCACATGGGTAACCATGCCTGTGGATCTTCTACTTTTGCAAGTAAAAGTAGAAGCATGGCGGGATCGCACAGCGGCGCGTGACCTCCCCGTCGCGCGCCGTCGCGCATGGCATATGCGGTGAGAATAGAACAGTCATTCGACAGGCGCCACCGACTTGCCCCACCTCACCGAAACTCACCACGACTCACCGAGACTCACTTGACGCACTGACACTGACACAGTAGAAATGTGTCAACGGCGACGGGGAACCCGCCGCCAGCCACACAACCAGCGCGAGGCGTACATGACCCACCTGCTCCGCAAAGACCACGGCAAGCCAATCCGCAGCGCAATGGAGCGCCGGGGACTGACCGGGGAGAAGCTCGCAGCGGCCACGAAGAAGGTCGACGCGGCGGGGCGCGGGATCAGCCTGGCGACGGTTTCGAAGATCGCTGGACGCGGCGAGACGGCAGTCGACAAGTGCCGGCTCCGGACCGCGTGGCTCATGGCCACCGTCCTCCGTGAACCGCTCCAGGAGCTCTTCGACATGCCCTCAGTTTCAACTGACACAGTGGAAAGGTCTAGCCCCCATGGCGACTCAGACCCTCGCTGATCGCACCGAGGTCCTCCGCCCCACCGGCATCACGCCGCTCCTGACCACGACTCAGCTCATGGCCAGGTACGGCGTCAGCAACTGGACCGTCAACCAGTGGGTGCAGAACGGCTGCCCGCTGGAGCCGACGGCCTTCCGGGGCCGGCGCTTCGACCTCGACAGGGTCCGCGCCTGGATGTCCGAGCAGTCGCTCGACACCGCCGCCTGACCCAAGAAAAACGGGGCCGCCCGGACCGGGCCTGGTCCGTACGCGACCCCTTCGGAATCCCTCAACTCACCTGAAAGAAGAGGAACCCCGTGAGTACCCATCCTACTGACCTTCCCGGCCAGACCGCGTTCACCGACCACATCCCCGTCGAGCTCCCGGCCGCGCCGGTGGAGCTGTTCCAGTCGGAGGACGGCAAGCAGTGGCGCCTCGCGGGCAGCGACCCGGCGGGGGAGCGGCTGTTCGTCCCGGCACACCTGGACCCCGCGAAGGTCGCGCGCTGGCTGTGGGCCACCGAGTCGTACCTGGCCGAGGCCGTGGGTGCTTTCTCCCCGGTGGAGCGTGCGGCGTGAACGCGCGGCGTGTGGCGGCGGCGGAGGGCGTGATCCTCGCCGCGATGAAGAACCGTGTGACGGCCGCCGGGATCGCGGTGGCGCTGGAGTCGGCGTGTCTGCTCCAGTCGCCGGAGTCGGCGGCCGAGCTGGCCCGGCTGCGGTCCCTGCTGGCCGCGCAGCCTCTCGACCTCACCGAGGAGCAGCGCGACGCGCTGAGCGACGCGGGGAACCGGGCACTGAACGACCACTACCACGCGGACTTGTGCTTCTGCCGGGAGTGGCCGGAGAGCTGCGTGACCCGCGGCTACTTCCCGGGCATGTGGGACACGGGCGCGTTCGACATTGGTCTTGGCGCGGTGCTGGGCCTTTGGGAGTCGATGCGCGCTGACGCCGCGTCGGCCGAGGTGACCGCGCTTCGGTCCAGGGTGGCGGAGCTGGAGGCGGAGCGGCACTCGACGAACGAGGCCCTCGACGACGCGGTCAAGGCGCTGCGGGTGCAGCGGGACCGCATCGCCGAGCTGGAAGCCGAGCAGGCCACCGCCATCGCCGAGCGCGACGCCCAGATCGTCGCCTGGCTCGGCAAGAAGGCCCGCGAGTACGGCGAGTCCGACCGCGAGAGCCGGGCGAAGGCCGAGGCCGTCTGGCGGATGGCCGACAAGATCAGCCGCGGCGCCGTGCGCCCGGCCCTCCCCCTCCAGACCACGACCGCGACCGCCGGGAGCGCCCTGTGAGCAACGAGTCCACCAACCCCGACCTCTCCTTCTCCTCCCGCGCCGACTGGCTCGCTGGTTTCCTCCGCGCGGACCGGATCCGGCTGGACACCCTCGTCCAGCTCGTCGCCTCCTGGTCCGACCCGGACGCCCGCGACGACATCATCGCCCGGCTCGACGAGCTGGCCGAGGTCGTTGCCCGGCCGCGCGCGGTCGAGGGCGCCCTGGACGCGGCCGTTGAGGCCGTCGAGGACGCCGCTGGGATGGACACGGCGCAGGTCCCGATCGACAAGGTCCACGCGATGCGGCTGCACTCCGAACTGTCGACCGTGGTCGAGCGCCTGATGCGCTTCGGGGCGAACCGCCGGTCGGTGTCGATGCCGCGCCAGCGTGGCGAAATGGGCGGTGCCGCGTGAGCCTCCTTGCCGTCTACCGCACGGACGCCCGCGACCTTCTCGCGCTCATCGCCGACGCCCCGGCGCCCGAGTGGCGCGTGTGCTTCACCGAGGACGGCACGGAGGAGCTGACCGGCATCGTCCCGGTCTGCGCCGACGAGGACCACGAGCCGGACGACGCCTCCGTCTACGACTGCTGCCCCGCGCCAGTCATCGAGTGCCACTCCAGCGCGATGGCCGACTACCTCGCCGCCCTCCTCAACTCGGACAGGAGCAAGAGCTGATGCCCGTCACCACGATCGAGCCGGCCGTCGTCGCCCGCCGGGACTGGCTCCTCGCCGAGATCCGCACCCGGCACGGCATCTGGACCGCGATCCGCGCGGAGGAGGCCCTCCACCGCAGCCCATGGCCGTCCAGCGGCCGGAACACGGCGCGGAAGGACCTGAAGGCGCTGGCCGCCCGCGGGGCCCTCATCGCCCACGACAACGAGATCACGAAGCGCCGTACGTACACCGAGCGGCTCCTGAACCTGAGGAGCGCCGCGTGACCGGGCCCGAGCACTACCGCGAGGCCGAGCGCCACCTCAGCGCCGCGTCCTACACCGACCGCCCGGGTGGGCGGCCCGCGCACCCCGACGCCGGGCACCACATTGCGATGGCCCAGGCGCACGCCACTCTCGCGCTCGCCGCCGCCACCGCCCTCTCCGACCCGACCCGGTCCGCCCCTCGCGCTCCCCTCCCGGAGTGGAACGCCTGGAAGCAGGCCGCGGGCGTCGCCGCCCAGGAGGACCAGCACTGATGACCACCACCGCGCAGGCTGGGGCCGCTCAGGCCCCGGCCGCCGGCCGCCGGGTCACCCCCACAGGCCGCCTCATCCTCTCTGCCGACGCCGACCGCGACGTCTGGCTCCAGGCCCGCCGCTCCGGCATCGGGTCCAGCGATGTCCCCGCCGTCCTCGGCCTCATCAAGCAGAACCCGCCGCTCAAGGTCTACCTCGACAAGCTCGGGCACGACGTCGACGACGCGGGCGAGGCCGCCTACTGGGGCACCGTCAACGAGGAGCCCGTCGCCCGCCGTTGGGCGATGCAGAACCGCAGCGTGATCCGCCGCGTCGGTCTCGTCTCCCACGTCGACCACCCCCACTGGATGACCACCCTCGACCGCATCGTGACGCAGTGCCCGCTGTCCGAGGACGAGCAGGCCCCGTGCGCGCTGGAGGTTAAGACCCGCTCCGCCTTCAAGGCCGCACAGTGGCACGCCGGCGCCCCGGACGACGTTCTCGCCCAGATCCTCTGGCAAATCATCGTCAACGGGTACGAGCACATGCACTTCGCCGTCCTCATCGGCGGCAACGAGTACCACCAGGGCACCGTCCGGCGCGACGCGTACCCGGACGTCATGGCCGACATCAGCGCCGCGATGGACCGGTTCTGGGAGGAGCACGTCCTCGCCCAGGTCGCCCCGGCGCCCACCGGCGACGGCGACGCCCTCACCGGCCTGTTCCGTCGCCTGCACCCCAGCCGCTCCGGGGCCGTCGACATCGACCTGAACGGCGAGGCCCTCGACGCGCTCCTCGACTACGGCATGCACCAGCGCGCCGAGACCGCGGAGAAGAAGGCCAAGACCGCCGCGAAGGCCCGGATGATCGCCGCCCTCGGCGACGCCCAGTCCGCGCTGATCGGCGGTGAGCGCGCCTACTCGCTGGAGCCGTCGAACGCGGCGCCCCGGGTCGACCTGGAGCAGCTCGCCGAGCGCTGGCCGGACGCCTACGCGGCGTGCGTGACGCCCAACCCGACCGAGCGAATCGACATCGCGAAGAAGTTCAAGGGAGACATCTGATGGGTCTGCGCGAGAACGCGGCGAAGGCCGCCGGCCGCGAGGTGGCCGCTGAAGAGCCGCGCGAGGCCGCAGTGGATGTGGCCTCGAACTTGACGGAACCGGACCTCGGCGACCTCACCAAGGACGCGGAGTCGGCAAGCGCCGTCATCGCCTGGTCCCGGGTCATGGGCGAAGTCCGGGCCATCGCCAAGAGCGAGAAGTTCGAAGGCGGCCGGGCCGGCCGGTTCAACTTCCGTGGCATCGAGACGGCACTGAACTCCTTCGGGCCCGCCTGCCGCAAGCACGGCGTCCTGGTGATCCAGCACCGCGTGGAGACCGAGTACCGCGACATCTCCACGAGCAGCGGCGGCAAGATGCGCGAGTGCACCGCCCTGGTGACGTTCCGGATCTACGGCCCCGACGGATCGTTCTTCGAGTCGCAGGCTGCGGGTGAGGCGTCGGACTCCGGTGGCCGGTCAACGCCGAAGGCCCAGTCGATCGCGCTGCGCACGCTGCTGATCAACAACGGTCTCGTGCCGACCGAGGACCGGGACGCAGACGCCGTGCACTTCGAGCGTGCGGAGAACCCGGTCCGGCCGGCCGTCTCGTACGTGGACGAGGTGTGCGACCCGCGCACGAGCGCCGGACGGCTCCGCCAGATCCACCACGAGCTGAAGTCCATGCGGCAGCTCGGCGCCCTCGTCACGAACGAGGTCGGCGACGAGGAGGCCATCGGCGACCTGGTCGTCCGGCTCGGCAAGGAGCGCGCTGGCGGAGGTGCCGAGTGACCTGGCACCTGGGCCGCATGGCCGCGCTCGACTTCGAGTCCAGCGACAAACACCACGACACCGCCCGCATCGTCACCTGCGCGCTCATCCTTACCAGCGGCGGCCTGGCCACCGACACCCGCACCTGGCTCCTCAACCCCGGAATCCCCATGGAGCCCGAGGCCATCGCCGTCCACGGCATCACCGACGAACACGCCGCCGAACACGGCCAGCCCGCCGCCGAGGGCGTCCTGGAGATCGTCACCGCCCTGTCCGAGGTCGTCGCCGCCGGCGTCCCGATCGTCGGCCACAACGTCGGCCGCTACGACCTCAACCTCCTGTCCGCCGAATCCGAGCGGCACCTCGGCGGCCCGCTCACCGAGACCATCCCGGACTGCGCCGACCGGATGCGGGTCATCGACACCATGACCCTCGACCGGCAGGCCGCCCCGTACCGGCGGCGGATCTCCGACACCCAGGGCGCCTACCAGATGCGCACCACGGCGGAGACGTACGGCCTGAAGTGGGACGAGGACCAGGCCCACGGCGCCGAGTACGACGCGCTCATGTCCGCCCGCGCCGCCTGGCACATGGGCAACATCGCCCACCTCCCCCACCAGCAGCGCCCCGACTGGGTGCGCGGCCTGCGGACCCAGCGGTTCAGCTCGCTCGCAGTCGACCTCGACGAGCTGCACGCCCGGCAGATCGGGTGGGCCCGCACGGAAGCCGAGCGGTTCCAGGCGTACCTCCGGGACCCGGTGAAGGCCAAGGACAAGCACGACCCGGCCGCGGTGATCGACCCGCACTGGCCGCTGATCCCCTCCCAGCAGAACGGAGAGAACCGCTGATGTTCACCTCCTCCCGCAGGCTCCGCGCCGCGAACGACGCCGTACGCGCCGCCACCGCCAAGGTCGTCCAGCGCGACGCCCGCATCCGCGAGCTGGAGACCAACCTCGCCTCCGCTCAGGACCGCACGTACGAGCTCGCCCGAGGCCGCGCGGACGTCGACCACATCATCCAGCTGGAGAAGCAGGTGCAGACGCTCACCGCGACCGTCTCCCAGCTCCGCAAGCAGGTCCCCGACGACGCTCAGACCGCCGAACTCCGCCGCCAGCTCGGCCTCGCGAAGTCCGCGAACCGGTCCCTGGAGGCCCGGCTCGCCGAGCTCCAGGCCGCGAACTCCGGCATCTCCACGCTGCGGGTGATCGCATGACCATCATCGAGACCCCCGCGGCCGGGATGACCACCCTCCCGGCCGCGGGCGCCAAGCCCCTCGTCATCGGCCTCGACGTCGCTATGGGCACCACCGGTGTCGCAGGAGACGGCTGGACGGACCACGTTCACGCGAAGGGCCAGAGCCAGCACGGCCGCTTCGCCCAGCAGCTCACCGGCATCACCTCGTTCGTCCGCTCCGCCGACTTCGTCGTCATCGAGGGCCCCGCCTTCTCGAAGAACAACGTGGGCGCGGACGCCCTGTCGGCGATGCGGTGGATGGTCCGCCACGACCTGTGGAAGCGGGACATCCCGTACGCCGTCGTGAACCCGGACCACCGGATCATGTACGCGGTCGGGACCGCGGCCCCGAAGGACGAGGACGGGACCCGGCTGCGCGGCGAGGCCCTGAAGGCCGTCGTCCGCGATGCCGTCCGCGAGCGGTACGGCATCGAGTGCGAGGGGCGGCACAAGTACGACGAGGCCGACGCCTACGTGCTCCTGGCGATGGGCCTGCACCACCTCGGACACCCGCTCGCCGAGGTGCCGCCGTCGCACTCCCGAGCCCTCGACGCCGTGCGCTGGCCGGAGCTGACGCTGGGGGTGGCGGCATGAACATCCGTACGGACCTCGCCGAACTGCTCCGCGCCGAACACTCCGACCGCGAGATCGCAGCCCTGCTCCACATGGACACAAAGCCCATCGCCGCCGCCCGAGCCGCCCTCGGCCTGCCCAAGGCCCGGCCCGGCAAGAAGCCCGCCCCAACCCTGGAAACCGCCTTCCTCCGCCACGCCAGGAAGACCCGCGACGGCCACATGAAGTGGACGAGCCACATCCAGACCGACGGAAGCCGCGCGTTCCGCTGGAAGGGCCGCTTTTGGACCGCTGGGCAGGCCGCCTTTGAGATCGCCAACGGACGGCCCGCCGAGGGCAAGGCGCTGCCGATCTGCGGCCGAGCACAGTGCATCGCACCCGCGCACGTCCAGGACAGGGCCGGCCGTCTCCAGCTCGCCACAGAGATGCTGAACGCCGGGCACTCGGTGAGCGCCGTCATGCGCCGCTACCAGTTCAGCTTCGACCAGGTCCGCAGCATCCGTGACGCGCTCGGCATCCCTCCGAGCCAGCCCGGCGCCAAGGCGGAGTCCATCGACGAGACGTTCCGGCGCCGCACGGTCCCCACCGAGGACGGCCACCTCCTGTGGCCCACGTCGGATTACCACATTCGCACCGTCGAGGGCGCCTCGATGTCCGCCGGGCGCTACGCCTTCCAGCAGAAGTACGGCCGCCGGCCGGTCGGCAACGTCACGTCCGGATGCGGCACCCCTCGGTGTGTCCACCCCGCTCACGTCGAGGACCGGCCCATGCGCGAGGCCCTCGAATCCCAGCTCGCCGCCATCCTCGGGAGCGCCGCATGAACCCCACCAGCAGCCGCGCCATCAGCACCCGCCACACCGACGACTGGCGCACCCGCGGCGCCTGCCTCAGCACGCGAACCCCGGAGTTCTGGTTCCCGAAGGGCAGCACCGGCCCCGGCAGCATCCAGGCCGCCGAAGCCAAGGCCATCTGCCGAGCCTGCCCCGTCGCCATCACCTGCGCCACCTGGGCCATCGAACGGCGCCTCCAGCACGGAATCTACGGCGGCCTCGACGCCCCGCAGCGCCGGAGCATCGCCCGCAAGGAAACCCGGCACGACCTCACCCACTCCGGAATCGTCACCGAGGTCCACGCCGCCTGGACAAGCGACGCACGGGACCCGCTCGTCGACGCCTACCTCAAGAGCAGCGTCCAGGACGACAACGGCCACGTGTTCTGGCGCGGCCGGAAGACCACCTACAGCATCGCAGGCCGTGACCTCACCCCAGGGCAGATCGCCTACGAGCTCGGGCACAGCCGAGCCCCGGAGGGCCACGTAAAGGCCACGTGCGGACAGCCGTTCTGCATCGCGGCCGAGCACCTCGCCGACAGCCCAGACCCCTGGCAGCGCGACCACGCCCCGGCGGCATGACGACCGAGCAGCAGGTAGCCGGCGCCCTGTTCGTCGACTGCGGCAAGCAGCTGAAGAACGGCACCTGGGTCCAACCCCCGCGCGCTCGCTACGAGTGCCTCATCTGCCACACCACCGAAGGACCCGTCGTCGGCGCCGCCGCCGTCACCGCCTTCGTCCAGACCATCCGAGCCAAGCACCAGCACCAGCAAGGAGCACACGCCGCATGAGCACCGAGCACGACACCGAGATCCGCGAGCAGGCCCCCGTCGCCGCCTTCCTCGGCAGCCACCTCAACGGCCGCACCGACGAGGAACTGAGCCAGGAGTTCCACGCCCTCCTCGGCGCCGTCCGCGCCCACGGCAAGAAGGGCTCGATGACCATCACGATCGTCGTCGACCCGCCGGCCAACGGCGTCGAGTCCGCGCCGATGCCGATCGGCGTCGAGTCCTCCGTCAAGGCCCCGAAGCCCACCCCGGTGAAGTCGCTGTACTTCCTCGACGACGAGGGCCTGCCCGTCCGCGAGGACCCCCGCCAGATCGCCATGGACTTCCGCACCGCCCCGACCACCACCGACTTCAAGAAGGCCTGACACCCATGAGCATCGACACCACCGACAACGCCCGCACCCTCATCACCTTCGCGCAGCAGGCCGCCGCCCCGGTCGCCCTGGAGGTCGGCAAGTACCACGTCGTCCGCACCGCCGACGGCTTCCGCACCGTCGACCTCACCACGCCCGAGCACACCGGCATCCCGGAGCGGAAGGCGGGCACCACCACCGTCCGCGACGCCGTCTCCTTCGGCGCCTACTTCGACAAGCATGCCGACGCCTCCACCGAGGTCTACGCCGACGCCGACCGGCTCACCGTCACCGCCGTCCTCGACGCCCACACGGCCGACGGCCCGCGCTGGTCCGGCCACCGCCTCACCCTCAGCCTCCGCAAGACGAAGGCCTGGGAGCAGTGGATCGCCAACGACGGAAGGCTCCTGGGCCAGGAGCAGTTCGCCGAGTTCCTGGAGGACCACCTCCCCGAGCTCCGGAGCCCCGACGCCGCAACCATGCTGGAGATCGCCCAGTCGTTCCAGGCCACCAGCAAGGTCGACTTCACCTCGGGCACGCGGCTCGCCACCGGCCAGCGCCAGCTCAGCTACACCGAGACCACCCAGGCGAAGGCCGGGCAGAAGGGCCAGCTCGTCATCCCCGAGGTCTTCACCATCGGCCTCATCCCCTTCGAGGGCTCCTCGGGCTACGAGCTGACCGCCCGACTCCGGTACCGCATCCAGGAGTCCCAGCTCCGCATCGGCTACAAGCTGGAGCGCCCCGACGACACCGTGGCCGACGCGTTCGCCGACGTCGTCACGAAGATCGACGCCGGGATCGAGCAGCCGATCATGAACGGCACCCCGGCCTGATGACCGGCCGCCGCGCGACGGGCGCCGCCGACTCCCGGTGCCCGTCGTGCGCGGCCCCCACCCTCACCCAGTGGGTCGGCACCACCGCCGCCCTCAAGGTCACCGCGGACCTCACCCCGCTCACCCCCACCGAGCAGGACGCCGTCCGCGAACCGAACCGGCTCATCTGGTGCCTGTACCGGGCCTCCGCCCACAGCCCACCCCGGCTCCGCTGGATCACCGCCAGCCACCCACCGACCTGCAGCCACCCGCACGTCACCGAACACCGCTGCCCACCCGCCGAGCCGACCACCTTGTTCTGAGGAGCACCACGTGGACAACGTCCGCCCCATGAACCGCGACGCGGCGGACCACGACGGCTTCACCCGGCTCCCCCCGCACAACCACGACGCCGAGCTGTACGTCCTCGGCAGCTGCATCCACCAGCCTCGCCACATCCCCGCCCTGCGCAACCTCATCACCGGCGCCGACTTCTACCGACCCGCCCACGAACTGATCTGGAACGTCCTCGGTGAACTCTTCGACGCCGGCCAGCCCACCGAACCCGTCGCCCTGGCCCGGGCTCTGGAGAAGCGCAAGGACCTGAAGCGAGCGGGCGGCACCGCCTACATCTCCGCCCTCGCCAACTACTCGTGGCCGGCGCCCGACTACTACGCCGACTTCATCCGAGAGACCGCCGACCTTCGGGCCGCCGACGAGTTCGGCCGCCGCATCTCCCTGTACGCCTACGAGCCGGACGCCGAACCCGCCCAGGTCGTCACCTTCATCGACGACTACCTGACCCGGCAGAAGGAGCGTGCCGCCGGCCGCTCCGGCGACCCTGCCGACGCGCTCCTCGCCGAACTCCTCGACGCCTCCAGCCTCGACAACATGCCCGCCCTGGACCCCCTCGTCGGCGACTTCCTCCACCTCGACACCCTGTCCCGGATCATCGGCCCCTCGGGGCACATGAAGTCCTTCGTCGTCATCGACATCGCCGCCCACGTCGGCACCGGCAAGCCCTGGCACGGCCACCACGTCCGGCAGGGCACCGTCGTCTACCTCGTCGCCGAGGGCGCCCGCGGCATCCGCAAGCGCGTCCGTGCCTGGGAGAAGCACCACGGCATGAAGATGGACCACGTCCTCTTCATGCCCCGCCCGGTCCAGACCCGGGGTCCGGAGTGGGACGTCTTCATCGAGGCCATGCGCCGCCTGGAGCCCGCCCTCATCGTCATCGACACCCAGGCCCGCGTGTCCGTCGGCGTCGAGGAGAACTCCAACACCGAGCTCGGCCTCGTTGTCGAGCGCCTCGACGACCTCCGCCGCGCCACCGAGGCCTGCGTCCTCGTCATCCACCACACCGGCCACATCGGCGAGCACGGCCGCGGCGCCTCCGCCGCCAAGGGCGCCCTCCAGTCCGAGTTCCACGTCTCGAAGAAGGGCGACAACGCCTCCAACATCATCGTCACCTTCAAGGTCGGGAAGCAGAAGGACGACGAAGAGGGCGACGACCTCCAGTTCGGCCTCAAGGTCGTCACCCTCGACGGCGAGCAGAAGCCCGACGGCCGACCGGTCACCTCCGTCGTCCTGGAGTCCCTCGACACCATGGCGCGCCCGCCGATCGAGGCCGGGTCCCCGGAGTGGCTCGTCACGGTGCTCGACAAGGCCGGGATCCCGGTCGACTGGGGTCAGATCCGGGTCTCCCGGTGGCTGACCGGCGAGGGCATCAAGCTCGGCAAGCCAAAGATCGAGGAAGCCCTCCGTATCCGGAAGTCCCGCACCCATCAAACCGGGACGGGGGATATCAAGTCGGACACCCATAACTGGACAGACACGACCATCCCCGGCACAGCCGACGAGCCGCTGTCCGATTGCACCCGAAATGACCTCCCCCGAGACCTCCCCCGTACAGATTTCAACGAACCTCCCCAGGAATCCGGGGGGAGGTCCAGGGAGGTCACCGAAAACCCCAGGTCAAACATCCCCCCACAGCCCGGGGGAGGTCCGGGGGATGCCCCTTCAAAACCTCCCTCCCCCCGCTCCCCCTCTAGGGAGGGGGGAGGTGAGGGGGAGGACGAGAAAAACACCACCCCCGAAACCCCCCTCTGCACCGTCTGCCACAAACCCCTCCACGGCTACCGCCTCGACCGCGGATACGACACCTGCCTCCAACACGACACCCCCGCAGCCTGACCGCCAATCCGGTTCCACCCGACCTCGCGCACAGGAGAAAGCCCATGCACATCGCCATCCCGACCACCCGCCTCAACACCGTCGCCCTCGCCGAAGCCGTCGCCACCGAACTCGACATCCCCCATGCCGACGGCCGCGCAGCCGTCCAGGCCGTGTTCGACGTCATCGCCCGCGCCGTGGCCGGCGGCCACCCGGTCGCCGTCACCAACTTCGGGACGTTCCTCCCGATCGAGCAGCCCGCGCGGACTCGACGGAACCCGCAGAACGGGGCGCCGGTGGACGTGCCGGAGCACCGGGACGTCAGGTTCCGGGTGTCGCCGGGGCTGCGGGCGACGGTCCGGACGGCGGATCCGGTCCGGGCGACGATCCGGAAGGCCCCGAAGACGGGCCGCGCCGGTCAGGACGACGCGTCGTGACCGCCCCGGACCGCGTCCGGACGGATCCGGACCTCGCCGAACTCGGCCCGCTCGCCCAGGTCATCGCCCGCACGCTCCGCGACACCCCGATCCGGCTCGGCAGCCCCGACACGACGCCCGACCTCGTCGGAGCCCTCACCGCGGCCGTCGCGGTGTACATCGGCCGCGAAGTCCTGCCGCCCGGCGCGCTCGACGAGGCCCGGCCGCCAACGGTGGCCTGGGACGTGGAGGTCGAGCGCAGCCCGGGGTACTGGGTCACGTTCTCCCCGAACTGCCCCCTGAGCGCAGCCCAGGAGTGGTGCGCGTCCGCAGAGGAGAACACCAGGTGGCCGGCGCGCGTCGTCCGTCGGACCACGATCACCACGATTGAGCCGCTTCCCGCCGGCCCCGCCGCCTGACCCGCCCACCACGCAGGAGAACCACCATGATCGAGAACACCAACAACCCGGCCACCCGCGACGCCTTCCTCCTCGGCGCCCTCCTCGGCCAGACCAACGACGAACTGATCGGCAGCCAGGAGGCCCGCGGACAGCAGCAACTCGTCCACTCCGACCGGCTTCCGACCAAGCGCCGCGACGACCGCGACGCCTACGAGGCCCTCGGCTTCACCTTCGGCGCACCCGACGCCGACGACCCGCTGTTCACCCCCACCACGCTCCCCGACGGCTGGACCCGCGAGGCCGCCGACGACCACGACATGTGGTCATACGTCGTCGACAGGCTCGGCCGGCGCCGCGTGGCCATGTTCTACAAGGCCGCGTTCTACGACCGCCGAGCGGACATGCACATCGTCAACGTCCGGGAGTACGTCACCTCGCAGGTGTACCGGGAGCGCCCGATCGTCACGGACGACACCTGGGCCACCCCGGAGGCCGTCGTCGAGGTGGCGCGGGCCCGGATGGGTGAGTGCGACGACCACCTGGCCACGTGGGCGAAGGACAACGTTACGGAGGCCGCGCGCCTCAGGGCCGAGCGGGCGCAGTACGCCGCCGTCGTCGCCCAGTTCACCCCCGCCACCTGACCCGCTCACCACGAAGGAGACACACGACATGACCGAGCGTCCGTACACCGACGAAGACCTCCGCGCCGAAGCCGCCCGCCAGCACGCCACCCTCACCGAGGACCCCGACTTCGTGGGCGTCGGCGAGCGGATGGAAGACGCCTGGGTCGGTTCCGTTGAGACCGAGGAAGACGGAAGCGGCCGCACGTGGGCCGAGCTCCTCGCCGACGACGGTGACTGGGACGGCCCCTACGAGGAGGCGCAAGGCAAGATCCACGACCTGATCAACGGCGCGGCCAACGTGTCCGAGTGGGCCGTGAACCTCGGCGCCGACGGCCTCGCCCCGTACGACGGCCAGCTCACCCTCGACGGCGCCAACAAGCCGTTCGCCCGCATCCACTTCGCCTTCGCCCCGGACACGCCGGAGGCGATGAGGCTGGCGCTCGTGGAGGGCGTCGGCGTCGAGATCGCCCGTCATCTCTGACCCCGCATGCAAGCCGGCCGCCCCGGAGCTATCGGGTCGGCCACCGCACCAAGATCCAGGAGCAGACCATGCGCAGCATCCGCGACGCCAGCACCCAGACCACCTGCGACTGCGAGGACTGCCCGTCCTACGCGCTCACCATGCACCTCCAGCGCTCCGACGATCAGGCCGCCCGCCACCACCAGACCCTGATCCAGGACGGGTGGACGGACGTGGAGGGCCGGGACTACTGCCCCGGCTGCCCGGTCGACCGGCCGGAGGTCGAGCACGACCACGTCGGCGCCTGGGACGCCGCGCAGGCCTGACCCGCACAAGAACGGCCGCCCCCGCGGGTATCGGGGGCGGCCACCCACAGCATCCCACCCACCAGGAGCAGCACATGAGCCACGGCACCTTCACCCACGACGTACTCGCCGCCCTCGGCGTCCCGCCCGACAGCCCCGAAGACGTCGAGTGGAGCGACACGATCCTCGCCGACGAGCACGTCAGCATGAGCAAGTACAGCCAGACCCGCCGCTGCATCTTCCTCGACGACACCGGCACCACGTGGGCCGTCACCTACGAGGCGCAGGTCGACGCCGGCGACTACGAGGTCGGCCCGCCGCCGGACAACCACGGCTGGCACGGCGACACCGTCGAGGCCGTCGAGGTCGAGGCCGTACCCACCACGGTCATCGAGTGGCACCCCGTCGGGGACAAGCCGGCGCCCACCCCGTCTGTCGAGGGCGGCACTGGTTCGTCCCAGGCCCCGCCCGGGGACCAGTTCACCGCGGCCGTCATCCGCCGCAGCGCCTACCTCGACGCTGCCGCCGAGGCCGAGGCCGCCAGCAAGCTGTTCCCGGACGACGACGAGTGCGCCGCCGCGATCGGCGCCCTGGAGGGCCTCGCCGACCGCCTCCGTCGCCTCGCCAAGCACCACACCGCCGCCGAGCAGCCCGTCGGCCTCACATGGGAGGCCCGCGCCGACCACGCCGTACGCCTCTACGCCCGCACCGCGATCCAGCTGGAGGACACGAAGGCCGAGAACACCCGGCTCCGCGCCCGCCTCGCCGAGCTGGAGCAGCCGACCACCACGCCCCAGACCATCACCGTCGACCACGTCGAGGCCGCCCTCCGCGGCTGGCTCGCCCACTTCGACTACGACCTCCACAAGGCCACCGAGTGCAGCGAGGACGACGGGGAGGACACGTACCCGGCCGAGGCCGCTGACTTCTTCGCCCGTCTCTGGGCCGCTGCCAGCCCGTCCGTCTGACCCAGCCCTCGTCGGGGCCGTCCACGGGCGGCCCCCACCACCAGGAGCCACCACCATGACCTTCGAGTACCCCGACAGCGACGGCGAGACCTTTCACGCCAGCCCCCTCCCCGGCGTCCCCGCCATCCTGCTGCGCACCAGCCCGAACGGCGCCGCCGTCCCCGCCGACCGTGTCGAGGAGGTGGTCGCCGGGATCCGGGACACCGCCCGCACCGCCACCGTTGGCCAAGGCAACTGCACGCACGGCATCCCCGCAGCGCCAGCCTCGTGCCTCTACTGCTGGGAGGCCAACCAGCCCAACGGGGTACCCACCGAGCGGGCCCAGATCCCGAGCGAACTGCTCCGAAACACGATCCTCGGCCGCGCGATTGCAGGCTCGGAGAGCCTCCTCGACGAACTCCTGAGTCGCGCCGCTCGCACCGCCAGCGGACAGCAGCCGGCCGTTGCTCGTCCCGTCGAGCGGCGCCCCCGTCGAGCCATGTCCGCCGACGGTCCCGAGATCGTCGTCACCACCGACACCACCCGCCTTGTTCTCCGCCAAGTCGGATGGCTCGGCCAGACTGGTGCGTTCTACGACCTCGACGAGAAGCCTTTCGGCGACGGCCACGAGCGCGGCGGCGTCGCCCCGCTGTACTTCCCCGCCCACTCCGATCGGCTCGACGACCTGACCCCCGACGAGGACGACAGTGAGACGCACGTCCACCGTCTCGGCAACTCCGACGACGACGGGCTGATGGACGACTGGGACAACTGCCTCGACCCCAACTGCCCCGGGCCCAGCATCCAGGAGAGGGAGGCCGCCCTCGCCAGGCGCACGATTGTCGCCCCCGCTGTCGGGCAGCCGGCCGAAGCACACGCCACCGAGGCCCGGCCGTCCCGCGTGCAGTGGCCCGTTGAGGTCGACGACGCCAGCCGGACACACCAGCTCATCCTCAACTGCCTGACCGGCCGTGCCGTATGCGGCGTGCCCCGCCCGGTTGACGAAGCCACGGGGCTCCTGGACGCCTTCCGCGCCGCCGTCCTACGCGAAGCCGCCGACCTCGTCCGCGCCGGAGCCGAGGCCGGCGACTTCAACGCCCCCGAGTACGGCTCCCACGAGAACGTCCTGGAGGTCGCCGACATGCTCGCCCAGAAGGCCGAGGAGGCCAGCCGGTGAAGCTGCTCCTGCCCCTCGCCCTCGTCGCCCTGGTCGTCCTCGGCACCGCCGTCCTCCTCGGCCACCCCGCCGCCCGACACCACACCCGCCGCCAACGCTGGCGCCACTGGGCCCACCGCGCGGGCGTACTCCGGTCCTTCGTCTACGAGCAGCCCTTCGGCAGCCGACGTCAGCGCGCCCAACTCCGCGCCGGCCTGCCCGTCCTCCGCCCCAGCCTCCGCGACCGGATCGTCGCCTCCCACGCCCGCCGCGGCTGGCACGCCGAATGCCCCACCCACTGCGCCGAGGCCCACACCTACCGCCAGCCCTGCGCCCTCGCACCCACCAGGAACAGCCGATGAACCAGCCGACCCCGCCCGACCAAGCCTGCGCCACCCTCATTAACTCCGTCGGCGACGACCTCGGCCGCATCGCCCTCCAGCCCGACGGCACTCCCCGCAACCTCGACTCGGCCACTGCGGTCCGCGTCCTCGCCGTCCACTCGAACCTCGCCATCGCCGCCGGGCTCCTCGCCATCGCCGACGCCATCGGCAAGCAGCCGGGGAGCAGCCGATGAGCCCCCACCGAGGCCAGCCCCACGACCACGCCTTCGACACCGAGACCCTCGACGAGAAAGCCGCCCGGCTCCGGCCCAACGAGGTCGGGCACGAACGGCACACGATCGAGGGCATCACGCCCGAAGCCCTCGACGAGCTGTACGCCGAGCGGGACCGGCTTCGAGCCGAACTCGACCGGATGTACCGGCGACACGACTCGGCCGATGCCCTGCAGTACGCGCTCAGCACTCGGTTTCCCGAGGACCCGACCCACCCGTTTAGCCACTCGCAGCGCCTCGCCACCGGCCGCGCCGGCGGGCTGCACCCGGACGAGCCGTCATGACCGCCCGCACCATGGCCGTCCGCCTCGCCCGCGCCCAACTCCGGGCCGAGCAGCGCGACACCCTCCTCAGCCTCCTCGCCCGCGTCGACGCCCTCACCGCTGCCGAGCGGGCCGTCGTCGTCGAGTACGTGCATGCCGAGCTCACGGCCTCCGACGAACTGCGCCGGACCGTGCAGGGCCAACAGCGCGCGTACCAGGCCGCGGTCGATCGGACCCGGGCGGCTGACGCCACGATCGTCGAGGTCGAGCAGGAACGGGACGCCGCACAAGGGCGAGCCGAGTTCTTCGAGGCCGCCCAGAACCGGATGCGTGACAGGAAGGAAGTCGCAGCTGTCCGCGTTCGGCGAGCCGTTGAGGACCCTGCGTGCCCCGACAGCATCCGTCGCGCCGTCCACTCCGCCCTCGACCACCAGGAGCAGCCGTGACCGAGCCCGAGCACGTCCCCGAGCTCTGCCCGAACTGCGGCGGCCTCACCGTCACCCGATGGGACCGCGTCGAAGGCATCACCAGCGTCAGCACCGACGGCATCAACTTCGGGCCCGCGAAGGTCTGGATCGCGGAGCAGCCCGGCCCGTGCAACCCGACCGACACCACGAAGGAGAACTGACCCGTGAGGATCTTCTACGACACCGAGTTCCACGAGAACGGCTCGACCATCGACCTGATCAGCATCGGCATGGTTTGCGAGGACGGCAGAGAGCTGTACGCCGTCAGCTCCGAGTTCGACCAGACTGCCGTACGCCAGCACCCCTGGCTCCGGGAGCACGTCTGGCCGTCTCTTCCGATCCGGAAGAACCAGCCCGGCGTCCGTGGCGTGGATGCCCTGGACCGCGATCACCCGGACGTTCGCCCCCGCGCGCAAATCGCTCGCCTCGTCACCCAGTTCATCCAGGGCACCCCCGACCCTCAGCTGTGGGCCTGGTACGGCGCCTACGACCACGTCGCCCTCGCGCAGCTCTTCGGCCCGATGATCGACCTGCCGCCCGGCGTCCCGATGTGGACGAACGACCTGCGGCAGGAGTGCGAGCGGCTCGGCAACCCCCAGCTGCCGGACCAGCCGGCCGGGATGCACAACGCGCTCGCGGACGCCCGGCACAACCGAGTTCGCGCCGCGTTCCTCGACAGCCTCGCCTGACCGCAACACGAAGGGGCGCGCCCAGTCCGCCAAGACCCGCGGGCACGCCCCACACGGTGCCACCACCGTACGCCCCACCAGCACCCCGGAGCGCACCATGAACGACACCCGCACCACCGCCGCCAAGCTCCAGCAGATCGCCCGCCTCTGGCCCGACCTCACCGACGCCCTCGGCACCACCACCGCCGGCCCCGGCTTCGGCCTCGGCCTCCGCGGCTACCTCGCCACCCTGGAGCAGCACGACGCCGAGCAGGCCGAGTACGACCGGTGGCAAGCCGCCGCCCTCCGCGCCCTGGAGCGGTCCCCCGAGCAGCTCGGCACCCGGCCCGTCCCGATCAGCCTCCGCGTCCACGACACCATGCGCGCCGTCGAGGCCGCCCTCGTCGACACCGCGGACCGCATCGCCCGCTCCGTGCAGCGCGCCCCGATCCAGCCGCCGGCGCCCGCCCGTGCCGCGACCGCCCGGACCCGCGGGGAGCGCCTCGTCTGGCAGGACCGGGCCCGCCGCATCGAGCAGGCCCGGCAGGACTCAGCCGACCCCCGCCGCTGGCACACGGTCGGCGGCGGCCGGACCGCGATCCGCGCCGCCTTGTGGCTTTCCGGACGCGCGGCCGAATCGTCCGGACCCTTCCGGCCGTTGGTCGAGGCGGAGCAGCGGCACGTGGCGACCGTCGCGGCCGGCGCGCTCGGCCGGGTGGAGTCCGTGCTCGACCTTGCGGACCAGCGGCGCGAGCTCACCTCGGAGCACACGTGCCAGTGCGGCGGGACGATCGAGGTATACGGCGGCGCCGGCGCGCGGCCGGTCGCCCGGTGCAAGGGGTGCGGGGCCATCTGGTCTGAGGCCGGGGTGGTCGCGGCATGAGGCGGTGGTTCAGGCGCGCGTTGCGGGCAGCCGTCGCGGCAGAGCTCAGGAAGCTGGAGCAGCAGCTCACTGAGCATCGCCCGGATACGAGGTTCCGCCGCTCGCGCTGAAGGGCTTACACCGACTGCGGCGGCTCCGGGGTCCACACCTCGGGGCCGCCGCCGCGCCACTCGATCGGCGGCCACGACTCCGCGTCCAGCCAGCCGGCACGGCGGAGGAACTCGATCACGTCTTCCATGCTGAACGCGCGCCCTGGGATGTCGTCGCCGATCCGGACCGTCCGGCCGCCGTCCGGGCCCGGCGGGTTCACGACCACGTGCGGCTGCTCCTCGCTCATCCCCCCACCCTGGATCCGGAGCGTCCGGACTGCATCCGGACCGGTCCGGACAGGGGAATGCCTGGCGAGCGCCCGCCTTCCATCCCCCGAGAGGCGGGCGCTCACCTTCGTCGGGACAACGCGAGGCCCCCGCCGGACGAATCCGGACGGGGGCCTTCGTACGGGCGCGCCTACGGAGCCTCGATCACCTCGACGGCCGCCGACATATCGTTCACCTCTCGCCGAACCCGCGCACGGAATCCGTCGCGCAGTCCCTCGTCGGCCCACAGCCGCTGATCGACAGGCAGGTGCGCCCACTTCATCCCCCCGTGCATCTCCTGGGTGGCGCAGAGGGTGACGGTGCCCGGGGCGACGTCCGCCGGCGAGTGCTTGTGCTGCGCCACGTCACTCCCCTGCTGCTGCCTGCCGGGCCTCGGCGGCCCGCTGCATGATCTGCCGGATCTGCTCGCGTGACCATTCGGTCCGCCGGGCGACTTCCGCCTGGGCGCCGCGCTCCTCGTTCCCCTCCAGCAGGGCAACGACCTCGGCGGTGAGCTCGGCGCGCGCCTTGTCGAGTGCTGCCTCGGCACGCCGGTAGCGCCGGGCGGCTGCGTCAAGGGCGGTGGTGTCCATGGCGGCCATGATGCCACGCGATCAGCCAACCGGATAGGCCAACCCACTTGACAATAGCCAAGCGTATTGGCCAAGCTAGTTGACGTACCGCAGGGCACACCAAGTGCCGAGCGAAACAACTCCACAGAGAGCGAAAGCAAAATCCCCGGGGCACACCGCGCAGGCGGCAGTGCACGTGATGGCCACCCGGGGTGGATGGCTGAGATAGAGGAACCTGCGTCGCGGGGGGATCACACCCGCAACCGGCGGCACCGGTCGGGCGAGCGAGAGCTACGACCCCGCGGGGCGTGCGAGAGCAGATGCACGCAAAAGTCAGGCGAGGTCGTACTCCGCTCCTTCCGCCAAGAGACACATTGCTTTCGCTCTCTGTGGTCCCAATGAGCCGATCAAGGGGAACCGATGGCACACAGGAGTGGGGAAGAGGAGGACCTCCAAGCCGTCGCCCTGTTCGGCCAGGACGTACAAGGCGTCTACGACCGATTCAGCAATGCGCTGGACGAACAGAACGTCCCCCACAGGTACTACGGCTTCAACAGCGGCGGATCAGCAACGGAGAAGCAGAAGAATTTCCTCCGCTCGCTCCTGCGCAAGCACGCTGGCACCGAGACTGCCGAGGCAATCCGGAACTACCTCAACTGCCGCCGCATGACCGGTGACCCGATCAGCTTCGGCAACGTCTCCGATGCGATCCAGGCACTTAGGTCTCTCACCGAGGACCGCGCCACCTAGTCCGTCGCCACGTAAGCGGCCCCGGCCGGAGTTCGCAGCTCCATCGGCCGGGGCCAGCCCACCCCTGACATCACCAGGAGAAGGCCATGCCCGAGCGTACCCACACGGCTCAGCCCGACGAAGCCCTGCGGCAGGTCCACGCCGCCACCCTCCACGCCCTCGTCGGCGCCACCGCCACCAACATCGCCGACTACCTCACCGAGACCCGGCCGGCCGACCGCTTCATCGAGGCGTCCCGGAAGTACCTCGCCTCCAAGCACGCTGCGGGCCGCAGCCACGACGAGGCGTACGCCGCCGAGCTGGGCGCCGCGCTGCTCCGCCTGCTGCCGTCCCCGCGCCCGACCGAGACCCGCGGCGAGTACGCGCTCCGGATCCGCGCGATCCTCGGAAGGACGCACGTCTGATGGGCACCCCCACGTACGAGCCCGCGCCCGAGCCGGACTACACCCCCCGGGCGAACCCGATCGTCGACGCCCCCGCAACGCCCGCCGCGTGCGCTCAGGACTACGAGGCCGCGGCCTCCGTCCGAGCCACGCTCGACAGGCAGCAGCGGAGGGCCGCGTGATGCGCCTGCCCCGAGTCCTTACCCGCCAGCCGAAGGCGCCCTACGCCGCCGTCGCACCCGTACCGCTCCATACCCCGGGCACCGAACCCCCGCCGGGCGCCGTCTCGCTCGACGTCGCCCTCACCCTCGCCCGCGAGGCCCTCGACCGGCACCAGAACGCAAACATCCACAGCCGGGTCGCGATGTACTTCGCCGCGCTCGACCTGGACCACGCGCTCCGTGCCCTCGTCACCGCCCACGATCACGAACAGGGGGCCTGATGCGCACCCGCACCATCGTCGAGACCCGCAAGGTCCCCCACACCATCGACGGCAAGACCGTTCTCGTCGACGACGAGTACACCGTCCACGTCCCCCTGCCCCCGCGGGACTGGGACCAGATCGTGCGCAGCGGCGTTACCGCCGTTGCCGGAGGCATCGCCGCCGCCTCGATCATCTGGACCACCTCCAGCATCGGCGCCCTCTTCGACCGGGCTACCAACCCGGCCGCCGCATACGCCGCCGCGGCCGTGTTCGACCTCGCCTGGATCGCCTGCATGGCGCTGGAGTGGCTCGCCCGCTTCGACCCCGACCGTGCCACCCTGCCCCGCCTAGCCGGATGGGGCGCACTCCTGATCGCCATGGTCGCCGTCGTCGTCGAGGGCGACGCCACCGGCCAGCTCCAGGCCGGCCTCGTCGGCGCCACCGTGTCCGGGCTCGCGAAGCTGCTGTGGACGCTGGTCCTGCGGTACTACGCCACGCCGCTCGACTCCCGCACCCAGCAGTGGGTGGACGCGCAGCGCGCCGAGGCGGGCGTCCGGCGCGCCATGGTGCCGATCCGCCGCGAGCTGGCCCGCGCGGAGGGCGCCGTCGCCGCCGAGGAGGCCGCGCTCCGGAACCGCCCGGACACTGATCCGGACCGTCCGGGCCCGTCCGAGGATGACGAGGACGCCGACGTCCTGCCGCTCCCGCCCGGCGCCGTGACCGCGAAGGACGCCGTCCGGACCGCGTGGGAGGCCGGATTCCGCGACGAGGACGCGATCCGTCGTACGGCCAGCACCGCGCTCGGCCGTCCGCTCTCGCCCGACACCGTCGCCCGCTACGTCCGCGCCCTCAAGGTCGGTGCCTGATGGCCGACCGTCCGATCACCCCGACCCGGATCATCCCCGCGGGCGCGCCCCTGCCGCCCGCGGGGGCCCCGCCCGCGGGGTGGAGCACCATGCCCGCTCCACCGCCGCCGCCGCCGGCGGCGCCCCCTCGCTTCGTCCCGCCGCCGGCGCCCCGGCCGCCGGACCCCGGGCCGCTCGACATCCGCGTCACCGTCGACGTCGTCCTGCCCGGTACCGAGCCCGAGCCCACCCCGTCGTGGTGGCAGCGCCTGCGGATCCGCTGGATCTACAACCTCGGTTGCGCCGCGGCCGCAATGCCGCTCTCCGGACCGTGGGCCGCCGTCCTGATCCACGTCCGCGACGAGCAGTCCCTCGCCGGCGCCTGGACGTTCGCCGTCATCCCCCTGGCCGTCCTCGGCCTCCTCGACAACGCCCGCCGCATCGAGGCCGCCCACGCCGCCCCCGACCTGTGGGGGCCCCGGATCCGCGCCGCCCTCACCCGCACCGCCCTGTGGGCCGCCGTCATCGCCACCGTCACCGCCCTGCCCATCGAGACCGCCGTCTACCTGCTCACCGGAGTCCGCCCATGAACAGCTTCACGTCCACCGCGATCACCGGCGCCGGACTGGCCATGGGCATCGCGCTCATCGCCGTCGAGGCGTACCGCTGGTGGAAGACCGGCGGCGGGGGAGCAGCGGCCGGCGGCGGCCGCGACCCCAAGGGCCTCATCCCCTTCGGCGGCGGCATCGGATTCGGCACGCTCATGGTCGCCTGCCCCGCCGGACTGCTCGGCACGGGCGCCGGCTTCCTGCGCTGGGGCGGCAACTCGATCGGCGACTTCCTGATGTCGAGCATGACTGGGCAGAAGTCGAGCGCGGTCGCCACCGGCGCCGCCCCGGCGCTCGACGAGGGAGGAGCGCTCATCGTCACGGCTCTCGTGGTCGCCCTGTTCCTGCTCAGGAAGGCGTTCGCCAAGGTCGCCAAGGGCAAGTTCTGGCGGGGCGTCTTCGCCGGGACGCTCATCGGCATCGGCACGGGCCTGTTCGCGGTGGTTGGGCAGCTCGTCGTTCCCAGCGTCAACACCCTCGGTGCGCAGCTCATCGGCGCCGTCGTGAACGGGGTGTCGGTGTGAGCGCCCCGACGAGCGCCCAGTGGCTCCGCGCGGCCGCGGCCCGGATCGCCACCGGCTCCGAGATCCTCGCCCGGGACCGCACCCGACGCCTGGTCGCATGGGTGCGGTCCGTGTGGCGGCGCACCATGGGATGGCTCGGCGAGGCCTCCGGCATCGCCTGGGCCGTACGGCTCGCCGTCCTCCTGGCCGCCGCATGGGTGCTGCGCAAGATCGGCGTCGCCCTGGCCGTCGCGGTGGCCCGCCGCCTGGAGACGTCGCCGTGGCTGCTGTGGCCCGTGCTCGCCCTGTGGCTCATCGCCGCATGGCGCGCGGGCAACCCCAAGCGCGGCCCGGCCCCGGCCGCCGCGGCCGCCGAAGAGCCCGCCGGAGAGGGCCCGGCCGCGGGCATGACCGTGGACGAGATCCGGACGCTCCTCATCACCGTGTTCCGCCTCGACCCGCAGGTGCACGTCGCGGTCCTTGCGGAGCGGCTCACCGAGTCCACCAGCCGGCCGTGGTCGGCGGCCGACGTCCGGGCCGCTGTCGAGGCGGCCGGGGGGCGCGTCAAGCGCGGGGTACGGATGCCCGGCCGCTCGCCGTCCACGGGGGTCCGCCGGGCCTCACTCTCCGACCCCTCTCCGGCCCCTCCCCCGGGGCCCGTAGGCCCTGTAGTCGTCGCAGGTCAGCAGCCGTCTACAGGCCCGGCTACAGCTACACCTACAGGCCCGCCTACACCGACCGAAGCGGGGGCGGGGAAGCGGTTCACGATCATCGACGACCCGGCCAACCCGTACCGCCACACCGTCATCAACCACTGAACCAAGCAGCAGAGGAGCACACCGTGTCCGACTACGACGACATGACCAACGCCGACGTCCTCAGCGCCGACGAGCTGGCCGAGTTCGACCGTGCCGACGAGTACCGCCTCGACGCCGAGGACGAAGCGCGGTGGGCCGCCGAGGACGCGGCCGCCGACACACAGCCGGCCGACGAGGAGCCGTGGGACGGCCTCGCCGACGGCGAGGAGCGCTGACATGGGCGAGTTCAAGACCACCATGAGCATCGCCGAACTCCGACGACGGAACGAGCAGTCCCAGGCCGCCGCCGACGCCGCGAAGAACCCCACCCCGCAGCCCCCGAAGAAGGGATGATGGACGGCATGGACAAGCAGGGCACGCACTTCTGGTTCATGACCATCCGGACCTCAACCGCCGCCACCGGCACGTACATCGGTGACTACCAAGGGACCATCTCTCCGCCGCGCGGGACGACACGGTTCGACCTCTTCAACAAGGTTCGCGCCGAGGTTGAGCAGCGCTACCCCCAAGCCGCTGGAGGCGTGGTCGTCGCCTTCGATGTCCAGCCGAACAAGCTGTAGGGCGAGGAGAGCCTTATGGACGACCTGATCGCGTTCCTCCGCGCCCGCCTCGACGAAGACGAGCAGACCGCCCGGGCGGCCGGGCAGCTTCCCACTGGGGACCCTTGGCACAACGACCCAACAGCCCACTGGCGGGCAAAGACCTCGCCCTACCACGGCGTTGGCGGTGCGGTTCGCTGGTACGTCGAGGATGGCCACGAGGACGGCGTCGTCGGCCACGTGGACCCGCAGGCCGCACAGGACGATGACATCGCCCGGCACATCGCCCGCCACGACCCCGCGCGGGTGCTGGCCGAGGTCGACGCCAAGCGCGCGCTTGTGGCTGACCTTCGCACCGACCCGCACGGCGATGACGAGTACAGCTCCCGCTTCCGGTGCGGCGCCGCCGAGGACCGCTACGGCAACCGACTGGACCCGGATGACTTCGCCCGCCGCACTGCGTCATGCACCTGTGGCCGGGACAAGCGGGTCTACCGGCGAATTCGCCTCCTTGCGATGCCGTACGCCCCCCACCCCGACTACCGCGACGAGTGGCGGCCGTAACAGCCCCTTGCCGAGCCCCGCCCTGGATGTCCAGCGGCGGGGCTTCGTCGTGAGCAGAGCACCGATTGTGCACCTAGTTGCAAAACCGTTCGGCATGCCGCATCCTGAAGCCAGTTCCGGCGTGCCCGGAAACCACAGGCCCACTCCACCAACCGGAGCGGGCCTTTTCGCATGTCACGATTCCGTCACCCGCCCCACACACAACCCCCGCCCCCCTGATGCTGGACGGACATCACGACCCCTGGGGGGACCATGCGCACACGCGCCACCGTCACCACTCTCGCCGCCGCTGCGGCCCTCGCGCTCACGGGCTGTGGCCCCGAGCCCGACGTCAACACCAAGCCGGACCCCAAGGCCCCCGCCTCCAAGTCAGAGGCGGCCCCCGCCCCCGAGGCCACCAAGGAAGCCCCCAAGGAGGAGACCGCCGCAGTCGGCGACACCCTCACGCTGAAGGGCAACCTCGACGGTGAGCAGTTGGCCGTGACCCTGAAGAAGTGGGCCGACCCCGCGAAGTCTGCCGACGACTTCATGAAGCCCGCCCAGGGCAAGAGGTGGGTCGCCGCCCAGTTCGAACTCCGCAACACCGGCACCGCCGTCTACGACGACAGCCCCAGCAACGGCGTACAGGTCGCCGACGTGGACGGGCAGCGCTTCATGAGCACCTTCGGAGAGATCACCGAGGGCCCGTCGATGGCCTCGGGCTTGAAGCTCCCGAAGGGCGAGAAGGCCCTTGGGTGGATCGTTCTTGAGGTCCCCAAGGCGTCGAAGATCGCATCCGTGCAGTTCACGATGAACTCAGGCTTCTCGAACCAGACGGGGCAGTGGAGCGTGAAGTAACCGAGCAACCCCGAACCGGCCCGTCCGCACCCCCCGTTGCGGACGGGCCTTCGCATGCCCGGAGGTGAACCGTGGGCCTGAAGAAGAACGACGTGCCGGTCGGCGAGGCCGACGAGGAAGCCGTCCGCCAGCTCCACACCGAGGGCCTCGGCCGCAACGAGATCGCCCGCCGCATCAACCGCGGCCCCCGCACCGTGTCGGTCATCGCCGCCCGCCTGGGACTCGTCTTCGACGTCACCCTCACGGAGGAGGCGACCCGACACCGGGTTGCCCAGCTCGCGGAGAAGCGGGCGATCCTTGCCGACGCCCTCACCGACGACGCTCTCCGTCTCTCCGCGCAACTCTGGGAGCCGGCCAAGGTCTTCAACATCGGCGGCAAGGACAACGAGTACACCGAACAGGCCGTCCCCGAGCCGCCGGCCGCCGACAAACGAGCCCTCATGGCCGCCGCGACAGCCGCCGCAGCCCAGTCGCTGCGCCTGGTCCCGCCGGAGACCGACACCCAGGGCCTCGCGGCCGTCGATCAGTGGCTCAGGGGAATGATGGGCGGCGGGGAGGCCCCGGCGGAGTAGCCGACCAGAGGGGGCCCGCCGTGTATTCAGCCCTCGCCGGGAAGCAGCTCCGATCCACTCAGCTCGCGGCCGCCCGCGGGAACTTGTGGGAGGGCGCCGTCCGCTCTTCCAAGACGATCAGCTCGATCATGGTGTGGCTGCGGTACGTGCGCACTGGGCCGGCTGGCCCGCTGTTGATGGTCGGCAAGACTGAGCGGACCCTCAAGCGGAACATCATCGACCCGATCATCGAGATGGTCGGATCGAGCCGGTGTGTCTACAAGTCCGGTGTGGGCGAGCTGATCCTCCTGGGTCGCACGATCTACGTGGCCGGCGCGAACGACGAGCGCGCCGCCGAGAAGATCAAGGGCCTGACCCTCGCGGGGGCCTACCTCGACGAGGTGACGACGTTCCCCGAGAGCTTCTTCGCGATGCTCGGCACCCGCCTCAGTGTGGTGGGCGCTCAGTGGTTCGGGACGACGAACCCTGAGGGCCCGAACCACTGGCTCAAGAAGAAGTACCTCGACCGCGCCCGCCTGCACCTGCGGCGGGACGGGACGCTCGTCGAGTCTCAGGACCCGGCCGCCATCGACCTGAACCGGTTCTCCTTCAGCCTGGAGGACAACCCGTACCTGCCGGCGGCCTACGTCGACGCGCTGAAGCTGGAGTACACCGGGCTGTTCTACCGCCGGTACATCCTCGGCGAGTGGTGCCTGGCCGAAGGCGTCGTCTACGACATGTTCGACGAGAAGCGGCACGTCGTTGACCTGCTTCCGGACATCAGCCACTGGATGTGCGTGGGCCTGGACTACGGCACGATCAACCCGTTCTCCGCCCTCCTCGTCGGCACCGGCGTGGACAACCGGCTGTACGTGGCGTCCGAGTACCGGCACGACTCCCGGCTTGCGCGCCGCCAGCTCACCGACGCCGAGTACAGCGAGAACCTGCGGGGCTGGCTGGCCTCGTACGAGCACCGCGGTGTGAAGGGCGTGACGCCGCAGTGGGTGTTCGTCGACCCGAGCGCCGCGAGCTTCATGAACCAGCTGTGGTCCGACGGCGTGCCGGGTGTGGCGAAGGCGAACAACACGGTGAAGGACGGCATCCGCAGCGTGAGCGTCGCGCTCGGCCAGAACGTCCTGTCGATCCACCGGTCGTGCAAGGGGCTGCTGTCCGAGCTGCCGTCGTACGCGTGGGACGAGAAGGCCGCGCTGAAGGGCGAGGACGCCCCGCTGAAGATCGACGACCACAGCGTGGACGCGCTCCGGTACGGGCTGCACACCACGGCGCACCAGTGGCGCCACCTGATCCGCACGAAGCTGGAGGTGGCCGCGTGAGCAACGCCCGCATCGAACTCAACGCCGTCGGCATGGGTTCCATCACGGTCGACGGCGTACCGCTCAGGGGCGTCCGCTCTCTGTCGCTCGACGCCGAGGTGGGCGAGCGGCCGATCCTGCGCCTGGAGCTGGCCGTCCACGAACTCAGCACCGTCGCGGAGACGGTGATCCACGTCCCGGACGACACGGCCGCCACGCTCGTCGCGCTTGGCTGGACGCCGCCCCCGGGACAGGAGGTCGGCTGATGGCCTCGACCAGCCTGACGATGCCCGTCTACATGCGGGTCGGGACCACCCCCGAGTTCCACCTCGGCGACTTCACCATCGACCTGGCGAACGAACGCGGCGCTCTCCAGTACGGCCGCCCCGAGCTGGCCGCCATGCTGCGTGCCGCAGCCGACGAGATCGAGAACCCGACCCGGGACGATGCTGAGGAGGTCGGCGATGCCACTCCCTGACAAGGGCACCGCCTGGCCGCCGATCGCCCAGGCCATCAGCTCCGACATGGCCGACTGGTCCGCCTGGTACTCCGCCAGCCCCGACCGGCTTGCCTACCGCTACCGCAACCGGCGCCGCTCCGGCCGGCCGTACGGGCAGCCTGAGAACCGGCCGTCGCAGTACCGCGGCGGCCTCGTCGGCACGGTGGCCCGCTGGTTCTGGGGCGAGCCGACGCCGCTCGGCGAGAAGCGCGCGAACCTCCACCTGCCGCTCGCCCGTGACCTCGCCCGCACCTCGTCCGACCTGCTGTTCTCCGAGCCACCCACCCTGATCACGGAGAACACCGACACGATGCAGCGCCTGGAGGACATGCTCCACAAGGAGGGCCTCCTGCGGACGCTCATCGCCCAGGCCGAGATGACCGCGGCCCTGGGCGGCGGCTACCTGCGTGCCATGTGGGACCTGACGATGAGCCCCCGCCCATGGGCCACCGTGGTGCGGGCCGACGGCGCCGCGCCACGCTTCTTCGGCGACCGGCTGCGCGAGGTCACGTTCTGGAAGGTCATTGCGGTCGACGGACAGAAGGTCGTCCGCCACCTGGAGCACCACGAGCCGAACACCATCCTCCACGCGGTGTACGAAGGCACGGAGGACAACCTCGGCACGCCTGTCGACCTGAACGCCTACCCCGACACCCGGGGCCTCCAGCCGGCCATCAGCCTGCCGCAGCTGAAGGGACGCCTCGCCTGCGTCTACGTCCCGAACACGATGACCGCCCCGGACTGGCACGACGTGCCTGGCGCGGCCGGGCTCGGCACCTCGGACTTCCAGGGCGCCGAGACGTTCCTGTCGGCCATCGACGAGACGTACACGTCGTGGATGCGGGACATCCGCCTCGCGAAGAGCCGCATCATCGTCCCCGCCGGCTACCTCCAGTCGAACGGGCCCGGGGAGGGCGTCTCGTGGCAGGACCGTGAGGTGTTCGCCCCGATGAACATCCCGCCGACGGAGCAGGGTCAGGGCATCACCCTGAACCAGTTCGCGATCCGGCACGTCGAGCACCGGGCGACGATCGAGGAGCTCGTGTCCCGCTGCATCCGGAACGCCGGTTACTCGGGCGGCACGTTCGGCGACGACGACGGCGCCGGTGTGCGGACCGCGACCGAGGTGCGGGCGGACACGGCGCGCAGCATGGCGACCCGGGCCCGGAAGTCCGAGCTGGAGGCCGTCTCGGTCGCCGAGTTCGTCGAGACGCTGCTCATCCTGGAGAACAGCAGCCTCTTCCCCAATGCCACGTCCGTCGAGGTCGAGCGGCCCGAGGTGCGGTTCGCGGACTCCATCCAGGACGACGTGAAGACGCTGGCCGAGTCGGCGGATCTGCTGCGGCGCGCCGAAGCCGCGTCCACGGAGGCCCTGGTGGCGCTCGTCAACCCGGGCATGCCGCTGGAGGAGCAGAAGAAGGAAGTCGCCCGGATCAAGGGCGAGTCCGGCCGTGACACGGCCGACCCGACCGAGACCGGCGCCGAGTGACCCGGCTCCGCCGAGGGCGGTGAGGAGGCGGTCCGATGCCCGTCTCTCCCGCCATGGCCGAGGATCTGGCCGGCGCCATCGCCAAGCTGTACGCCGATGCTGAGCTCGCCCTCCTGGAGAAGCTCCGTACCGCGCTCATGGACGGCATCGACAGCCCGTTGTGGGCCGAGATCAAGCTCCGCTCGATCGGCGACCTCCGGGCCGCCGTCGAGGACGTCACCACCGCCCTCCAGACCGACGCGAACGGCGCCGTCGGCCAGGCCCTGGCGGAGGCGTACGGCCGGGGCCGGCAGGCCGCGGTCGCCGAGCTCGGCGCCCTCGACATCGGCCGCGAGCTCCAGGCCCGCGACGTCCTGCCTGGGGCGCCAGCCGTCGACCGGCTCGCCGCCTCGTACGCGCAGGACACGCGCCCGCTGTACGTGCGCATCACGCGCGCGGTGCTGGATGTCTACCGGTCGATCACCGCCAGGGCGTCGACGTCGGTGCTCCTCGGCGGCCTCACCCGGCGGCAGGCCACCCAGCACGCGCTCGACCGCTTCGCGCAGCGCGGTGTGACCGGCTTCGTCGACTCGGCCGGCCGCTCGTGGGAGCTGGCCGCGTACGCCGAGATGGCCGTCCGGTCGGTCACTGCGCGCGCGGCCATCGAGGGCCACATCGACGCGCTCGGCGAGCTCGGTGTGGGGCTGGTGATCGTGTCCGATGCGCCGCTGGAGTGCGAGCTGTGCGCGCCGTGGGAGGGCGAAGTCCTCACGCTCGGGCCCGAGTCAGGTCCTCGTACGGTCCGCGTGGAGGCGGCGATCCAGTCGACCGGGCTCCGGGCTGCGTTCCGGCCTCCAGAGACGGTTGCTGTGCACGTGGCCGGGAGTTTGGTGGAGGCGCGCGCGAGCGGGCTGTTCCACCCGAACTGCCGGCACTCCCTGAGCGCCTACCTGCCCGGGGTGACGACTCGGCCGCCCCACCATGCGACGCCGGGGACAACGTACGCGGACACGCAGCGACAGCGGGAGATCGAGCGGACCATCCGGGCGTGGAAGCGGCGCCAGGTCGCGGCAACGAACGACGTCGACCGGCGCCGCGCTGGGGCGTACGTGCGGAAGTGGCAGGCCAAGGCACGTGCCCATGTCGACGCGCACCCCGACCTGCGCCGCAAGCCCGCGCGCGAGCAGGTCGGGCAGGCCCGCTAGCCGAGGTTCAGGTGTCTGCCGTACATGGCGCACTCCTTGTTGACGCAGATCAGAGCGCCACGCTGCCGTTCGTGGCCGTCACTGCCCACTGCGCTGGTGTCCACGACGTCGCGTACGGCTGGCTGACCGCAGTCCGAACAGCGCTCCTGCGAGGCCGAGGTCTCCCTGTCGTCCATGTCTCGACCGTACGGCGACGACGCCACATTCGCCCGCCAGCGAGCGGGCCCCAGACTTCCGGCCGCCGCACGGCGCCCGGGCAACCCGAAACGGGAGAACACCATGCAGGTCCCTTTCAAGCACCCCCTCGCAACACACTCCGCACTCGACGTACTCGGCTACCGCCGCAACGGCTCGCCGATCTACGCCATCGCGGGTGGCAACGGCGAGGGCGAAGGCGGCTCCGAGTCCGGCGGACAGACCGGATCCGGTGAGTCCGGCCAGCCCGGACAGGGCGGATCCGGCAACACCGGATCGACGGCTGACCAGGACGGACAGCAGTCCGGAACCGAATCCGGCAAGTCCGGATCCGGCGCAGACAGCGGCACCGACTGGGAAGCCAAGTACCGCGAGAGCGTCACCCACTCCCGCGAGTGGGAGAAGCGCGCCAAGGCCAACTCGGCCGCGGCCGACGAGCTGGAGCAGCTCAAGGCCTCGAACATGACCGAGCAGGAGAAGGCCGTCGCCGCAGCCGAGAAGGCCGGCCGCACAGCCGCCGAGCAGGCAGCGCAGGCCGAGATCGAGAAGCGTGACGCGCAGCTCCGCGAGCTGACCGTCCGCGACGCCGTCCGCGAGCGGGCCGAGAAGCACGGCGCGAAGGCGTCCGCTCTCCTCGACTCCATGTCGTTCCGGCAGAAGATCGCCGACCTCGACCCGGCCGCCAGGACCTTCGGCGCGAACCTCGACGACGCCATCAAGGCCGCGGTGAAGGACAACCCGCTCTTCGCCGCCCAGACCGCCAGCCGCTCCGGCGGGGACCTGTCCGGCGGCACCGGCGAGAGCGGCGCGAAGCAGCGCAACGGCTCCCTCGCCGGAGCCATCGCGAACCACTACCAGACCTGATCCAGGAGGATCGCCATGCCCGTGACGCTCGCCCAGGCGCAGCTCAACACCCAGGCCGACATCGACTTCGCCGTCATCGACAACCTCCGCCGCAACTCGTGGCTGTTCCGGAACATGGTGTGGGACGACACCGTCACCCCGGGCACGGGCGGCGGCTCGCTCACCTACGGCTACACACGGCTCCTCGCCCCCTCCTCGGCCAGCTTCCGCCGGTTCAACGAGGAGTACGTCCCGAACCAGGCGACCCGCGAGCGGAAGTCCGTCGAGCTCCACCCCCTCGGCGGCGCGTTCAACGTCGACCGCAAGCTCGCCCGCCTCGGCCCGGCCGCCTCCAACGAGATCTCCTTCCAGCTCTCCCAGAAGCTGACCTCGATGCGCACGCGGTTCCAGCAGGAACTCATCCTCGGCGACACCGCCGTCGACGACGCCGGATTCGACGGCCTCGACAAGGCGCTCACGGGCCAGTCCACCGAGTACCTGCCGATCAACGAGGGCATCGCGGCTGGCTACCTCGACTGGTCTCCGGCCACGGTCACCACCGAGGACATCGCCATGTCCGCCTTCGACGCCTTCGACGACTTCCTGTCGCGGATCATGGGCTCGCAGACCGGCTCCGGCGACACCGGCGCCGACGGCTCCATCCCCGCCGGCGTCAAGGCGATCCTCGGCAACACGAAGTCCATCAGCCGGATCAAGTCCCTGGCCCGGCGCGCCTCGCAGTTCACCTCCGAGCGTGACTCCCTCGGCCTGCTCATCGAGAAGTACGGCGACTTCGTCCTCGTCGACCTCGGCGACCGCGCCGACGGCTCCGCCCCGATCATCCCCATCCGCTCGGCGGACACCGACGGCGGCGGCGGTGGCGGCGTCATCACCGGCCTCACCGACATTTACGCCGTCTCCCTCGGCCTGGACGCCTTCCACGGCGCCGCAATGGCCGGCGTCCCGCTCGTCGAGACGTACATGCCCGACTTCACCCAGTCCGGCGCTGTGAAGACCGGCGAGGTCGAGATGGGCCCGGTCGCCGCGGTCCTCCGCAACACGAAGTCCTGCGGCGTCCTGCGCAACGTGAAGGTGCGGTGACCGGCATGACCACGTACACCGTCGAGTCCCCCCGCCGGGACTTCACCGGCGAGTCCGTCGGCGTCCACTTCCACAAGGGCACCGGCAACGTGGACGACTCCACGAAGGACGGGCGCGCCGCCATCGAGTACTTCCGCCGCCAGGGCTACGCCCTTACGCCGGACGCCGAGGACGAGCCCGCCGATGAAGAGCGGCAGGACGGCCCCCAGGAGCCGTTCGACCCGGCCGCGCACGACGTCGCCGACGTACTCGCCTACCTCGAAGACGCCGACCTCGAAGAGGCCCTCCGCGTCCTCGACGCCGAGGCCACCGCGAGGAAGTCCCGCACCACGATCACCGGCAAGCGCGACGAGATCCTCGCCGCGAAGACCCCTGCGGCTCCGGCCGGGGACGAGACGAAGGGAGCCGGGCAGTGAGTGTTCTCGGCGCATACCGCGGGATCCCCCGCAACGACCTCGGCTGGCTCAACTCCGCCGGCCGCCCGGACCCGGAGGCCACATTCCACCGGGCCAACCTGCCCCGCGTCGGCCTGGACGACGTCGCCACCGCCGCCACCGGCGTCATGTGCTCCGTCGCCATCTACCTCCAGGACGGCGACCTGATCAGCAACCTCACCTTCATCTCCGGCGCCACCGCCGCAGGCACGCCGACCAACCAGTTCGCCGCCCTCTACAGCACAGCCGGCGCGCTGATGACGCAATCTCCGGACAAGACCACGGAGGCGTGGGCTGCGGACACGGCGAAGAGCTTCGCGCTGGCGACGCCGCAGCGGATCACGAAGTCCGGCGTGTACTACGCCGCGCTCGCGATCGCCGCGACGACGGTGCCGACGCTGGTCGGCTCCACGGGTGCCAAGCCGGTCCTGACCGGGGAGGGCAACCTCGCCCAGACGTCCGGCTCTTCGCTCACCGCGACGGCCCCGGCGACGATCGTCACCCCCGCGTTCAAGCGCGCGGTGCCGCTCGTCATTGCGACCTGAGGAGGACGGCATGTCTCTGACCTCTTCCATGTCCATCGCCGTCGACGGCAACCTCACCAGTGCACTGGACCTGTCGACGGCGTCCTCCCCGGTCACGGTCCGGGCCGCCACGACGTGGCAGTCCGGCACCGGCGCGGGGAAGGCCGACCGGATGTTCTCCGACCGGCGCACCCTGGCCGCGTCGGCGACCGAGGATCTCGACCTCGCCGGCGTGCTGCTCGATGCGTTCGGGGCCGCGATCACGTGGGCGCGGGTCAAGGGCCTGTACATCCGGGCGGCCGACGCCAACGTGAACAACGTCGTCGTCGGCAACGCGACGTCGAACGCGTGGGCCACACTCCTGGGCGCCACCGGCACGATCACCCTCCGCCCGGGGGCCTCGATCGGGGTGACCGTAGGGACGGCGGACGCCACCGCGTACGCCGTCACCGCCGGCACCGGGGACCTCCTGAAGGTCGCCAACTCCGGTGCCGGGACGTCCGTGGCGTACGACGTCGTCATCATCGGCGCCAGCGCCTGAGGGAGGTGGTCGTCGTGGCACGCGTCTACGCGACCGCCTCCCAGTACCAGCAGTACACCGGGCAGACCCCGCCCGAGAACATCGAGATCCTTCTCGCGGACGCATCCCGGATGCTCGACAGGAGTGTCTTCCGCTACTGCTGGTACACCGTGGACAGCGTTACCAAGCTGCCCACCAACCCTCTGGTCGCCGAGGCCTTCGCCGAGGCCGTCTGTGCTCAGGCCGAGTGGGGCGACGAGATCGGCGACACCACCGGCGCGGCTGGCGCCGGGTGGGGCTCGGTCGAGCTCGGCTCGGCGAAGCTCAGCCGGTCCGTCACCGCGGTATCCGGTTCGGACGCTCCGGGGCGGCAGGTCGCGGACAAGGTCTGGGACTCGCTCCAGAGCCCGGACCTGACACCGGACATTTTCGTCCTCGGGGTGGTGACGTCGTGAAGCTGCCCGGCTTCTGGCTGCGCCACGTGGTGACGGTGGAGCCCTACCTGGGGGTCGGCCCGTCCGGCCCTCAGTACGGGCCCGGGGCCACCGTCAGGGCGTTCGTCGAGGAGAAGAACCGACTGGTCCGCTCCCCGGCCGGTGACGAGGTGGTCTCCTCCGCAACGTTCTACGCCCGGCTCGGGGTCACCTGCCCGGCCAAGAGCCGGGTTCGGCTGCCCTCAGGCCGCCGGACCACCGTCATCGCGGAGCTCCGGCATGACGGCGGAGGCTTGCCCACCCCTGACCACGTCGAGGTGCAGCTCGTATGAGTCCCCAGCATGCACGGATGTCCTGGGAAGGCGACCGACTGTGGACCCAGCGGGGCCGGCGGGTTGCTTCCCGGGGCCTGGAACGCGCCTTGGAGCACACGCTGGGCGTCTCGAAGCAGCTGGTGCCGCTGGAGGAGGGCACCCTGGAGCGTTCCGGCCGGGTCAACATGATCCGCGAGCTGGAGGGCCAGATCACCTACGACACCGTGTACGCGGTCCGCCAGCACGAAGAGTTGAGCTGGAAGCACCTGCCCGGCCGGCAGGCGAAGTACCTGGAGCAGCCCATGAACACGGAGCGGGACACCATGCTCCGGCTCATGGCCGTCCCGCTGCGGGACTGGCTCCGCGGCTGACCTCACACCCCGCCATCCCGCCCGCGCGCGGGCCCTCACCCATGCCTGGAGGTGACCGGTGGGCTACACCCGCGACGTCCTCGACGGCTCCGCCCGGCTGCTCGCCACGGCCGGCCTCGGGGAGTACCGGCCCGATGGCGTCTACGGCCCGGACGAGTCCGTGACCGCGATCGGCTACGGCACCCGCCCGGAGGCGCCCGACCGGATCCTCTGGCTCAACCCGTACCCGGTCGAGGACACCGACCTCACCGATGCCATCACCGGCCTCCAGGTCTGGATCCGGACCGGCCCGAACCCCCTCGACGCGAGCGACCTCGCCGACGGGGTGTTCGCCGCGCTCCACAACCGCCAAGGACTGCTTTTCGGCAGCACCCGCGTGGCGCTGATCTGGCGGCAGTCCCAAGCACTCCTCGGTCAAGACCCCCACGGCCGCCAGGAGATGACCGCGAACTACTACGTGCGCGCCACTCGGCCCGCCCCACACCTGATCGACTAGGAGGACCGCGTCATGTCGACGCCGACCGAGACCGCGCTCGCCCGCAGGTGGCGCATGGACATCAACATGGGCACCGACGGATCCCCGGACTGGCAGCTGTGCCCCGGCATCACCGAGTTCCAGCCCCAGTTCCCGCCCAACATCGAGAACAGCTCCAGCTACGACAGCGACGGCTGGGCCGAGAACACGAAGACGGCCCAGGAGTGGTCCGTCGAGGCCACGTTCAACCGCAAGGCGTCGCCCGACAACACGGTCTACAGCGCCGTCCACGAGAAGCTCCGCGCGGCCGCGTTCGCGTACGGCGGCAACTCCAAGGTCGGCGTCCGCTTCTACGACCGCAACGGGCTGCCCGAGGCCTACTCGGGCAAGGCGCTCGTGACCTGGGAGCCGCAGGGCGGCGAGTACACCGCCCTCGACCAGGTCCAGGCGACCCTCACCGGCGACGGCCCGCTCGCCATGATCGCGAACCCGGTGGCTCCCTGATGGCCTTCAAGACACTCGACGAGTTCCTCGGCGACGCCCTCGACCTCCCCGTGAAGTGCCTCGACGGCAAGGTCCGCACCTTCCACATCCAGGGCCCCAGCGCCGAGAACGGACTCAAGGTCGAGAAGCTCATGGAGACCGGCATGAAGCTGGCCGCCAGCCCCGAGGCCGAGCCCGACCAGGACGCCCTCAACGACCTCGCCGAGCTCAACCTGTACGAGGCCGCCCTCGGCGACACCTACGCCGAGCTCCGCGAACACCTCGACTGGCCCCGCTTCCGGCACGTCGCCCTCACCGCCGTCGTCTGGATCAGCCAGGGCCTCGACGCCGCCGAATCCTTCTGGAACACGGACGGCGCCCCTTCTCCGCAGGGCCCGGCGAACCGGGAGCAGCGCCGGGCCTCATCCCGTGCGGCGAAATCGACCCCGTCACAGGCCTCGCGGAGTGGTACGAGCACCCCGCGGGCTACCAGCCGACCCCGCAAGGCCGCACAGACCTGACCTGGGCGGGCCTCCTGGAGCAGTGGGCCCTGATCGAGGCGGACCTCCACGAGACGTACGGCATCGACGTCGGCGACCGCGCCCTCCTGAGGGCCCGGTCCTGGCGCTGGCTCCGCGTCCGGATCCTCGGCCTGCTCTCCGCGGAGACCCGCATCCAGCGGCACTTCGCACCACCCGAACCCAAGACACCGAAGGGGGTGCGATAGCTCATGGCGCTCACCGTCGGCGAACTCGTCGGAGTCCTCCGCGCAGATGACTCCGGCTGGCGGTCCGGCCTTGCGGCCGCCCGCCTGCGCATGCGCGGCCTCGCTGTCGACGCCAACGGCCAGCTCCGAGATCTGAGGGGCCGGTTCGTCACCGAAGGCGAGGCCGCCGGGCGGGGATGGTCGGACGGCATTCGACACCACGCCGGCATCGCAGTCACCGCGCTGAAGAAGATCGGCCCGGCGGCAGCGAGCATCAGCCTCGGTCTGCCGGCGGTCGCTGCGCTGTCGGCGGCCCTCGGCGGTCTGGCTGCCGGCGCTGTCGCGGCGGGTCTGGCGGTCGGGGCGTTCGGAGCCGCGGTGAAGCCGCAGTTGGCGCTCATGCAGGAGTCGTCGGCGGCGGCCGACAAGCTCGCGAAGGCGCAGGAGAACGAGGCCCGGAAGAAGGCCCTGGCCGACAAGCTGAAGAAGGAGGGCTCGGACCTCGCGACGAAGGCCGCGAAGGCCTACACCACCGCGCGCCTTGCCACGAAGGACGCTGAGGCGGCCTACCAGCGGCAGACGGCCGGCATGCCGAAGGCCACCCGGGACGCGGCCCTCGCGCAGGCCAAGCTGAAGGTGGCGACCGAGGAATGGTCCACGAGCCTCTCGGACACGACCATGCCCGTCTTCACCAGGGGCCTGGATCTCCTGCGATCGCTGCTGCCGACCCTCACGCCGTTCGTGAAGGCGGCGGCCAAGGCGCTGGGCGACATGCTCGACCGGGTCGCGGTCGGCGTGAAGGGCGCCAAGTTCAAGGAGTGGGCTGCCGACATGGCCGCCGCGTCCGGGACGTCGCTGGCCAACTTCATCAAGGTCATCGGCAACCTGGGCAAGGGGTTCATGGGCCTGATGCAGGCCTTCCTGCCCACTTCCCTCACGGTCACCGGCGGACTCGTCACGATGACCCAGGCGTTCGCGGACTGGGGCACCAGCCTGAAGGGCTCGGAGGGGTTCGCCAAGTTCCTTGAGCTGGCGGGACAGGGCGGCGGGACATTCCTGAATCTGGCCAAGGCTGTTGGCGCGCTCCTGGTCGCCGCTGCGCCCCTCATGGGCGCGCTCACCCAGATCGCCAACGCCATCGCCACCGTCATCAACAACACTCCGACCGACGTTCTCACCGCGATCGGTACCGCGCTCCTGATCGTGAAGGTCGGGATGATCGGGTACGCCGTCGGCGCCAAGGCCGTGGCGCTGGCGAACACCATCATGGCCAGCAGCGCATGGGTCGCGATCGCGGGCTGGTTCCGCATGCTCGGCGTCGGGCTGATGGTGTACGCGCGGCTGGCTGCTGCTGCGGTGCTGTCGGCCACGCGTACCGCGGCGGCATGGGTGGGCAGCGCGCTGGCGTCGCTGGCGACGTTCGTGGCGCAGCTGGCTCGTACGGCGGTGACTGCCACGGCGCACTTTGCGCTGATCGCGGTCCGTTCTGTTGCTGCTGCGGCAACAACGGCGGCCGCGTGGACGGGTGCGGCACTGGCGTCGATGGCGACGTTTGCGGTGCAGATCGTCCGGACGGCCACGATCGCGGTCGCCCAGTTCGTCCTGATGGCGGGCCGGGCGGTCATCTGGGCCGCGACGATGGCCGCTCAGTGGCTGATCGCGATGGGCCCGATCGGCTGGGTCATCGCGGCCGTGATCGGCCTGGTGGCGCTGATCATCGCCAACTGGGACAAGATCAAAAAGTACACGGGGATCGTCTGGGACTGGCTCTGGACCAAGATCAAGGCCATCGGCAGCTTCATCCTGAACTACGTCCTGGGCTGGAAGATCGTCTCGTACTTCCTGGCCCACTGGGACCGCATCAAAAGCGGCGTCGCCTCCAAGGGTGCCCAGCTCCTCGGCTGGTTCAAGGCGTTCCCGGGCCGCATCACCAGCGCCCTCGGCAGCCTCGGCAACCTGCTGTACAGCAAGGGCGTCAACATCGTCCAGGGCCTGTGGAGGGGCATCCAGTCCATGGGCGGCTGGATCAGGTCTCAGATCATGAGCTGGGCCAAGGCCGTGATCCCTGGCCCGATCGCCAAGGTGCTGGACATCAACTCACCGTCCAAGGTGACCGCGAAGCAGGGGCAGTGGATCGCCCGCGGTCTGGTCGTCGGCATGACGGCCGGGATGAGCCAGGTCCGGTCCACGGCCACCAAGATGGCCGGGATCATCATCGACGCCACCACGGTCAAGCTCACCCCGAAGAAGAAGGGCAACACCAGGAAGCAGAACCGGGCGATCGACGCGCGCAACAAGCAGCTGCTCCAGGCCGCCGGCGCGCAGCGTTCCAAGGCCCTGAAGATCCTCAACACCGGCACCAGCCAGCTCCTGAAGCTGACCGGCCGCGAGGAACTCGTGGCCACCAGGCTCAAGGCCGCGAACAAGTCCCTTCAGGACCAGATCAAGGCGCGCAACACCCTCGCGGCGGACGTGAAGCAGGGCGTCCTGGACGCGGCGGACATCACCCAGACGTCGGACCAGGGCGGCACCACCGCCACTTCGATCTGGGCGAACCTCAACGCCCAGCTCCAGAAGGCCAAGACCTTCGCCACCCAGCTTGCGACCCTCCGTAAGAGGGGGGTCAGGGCGGACCTCATCGCGCAGATTGCGCAGGCCGGGGTGGAGCAGGGATCCGCGGCGGCTGCTGCTCTGGCAACCGCGTCGTCCGGGCAGATCGCGCAGATCAACAGCACGCAGAAGCAGCTCGTCGACGCTGCCACGCAGGCCGGCACCACTGCCGGGGACGCCATGTACGGCGCCGGAATTCGCGCGGCGCAGGGCCTCGTCAAGGGGCTCCAGGCGGAGCAGTCCGCGATCGAGCGGCAGATGCTCACGATCGCCATCGGGATGCAGAAGGCCATCAAGAAGGCCCTCGGCATCAAGAGCCCCTCCAGGGTCATGGCGGCGGTCGGCCGGTTCATCCCGGCCGGTCTGGTCAAGGGCATCGAGGCGGGCCGCTCTGCAGTGGACACGTCGATGGCGAACCTGGTGAAGCCGCCACCCACGGCCGTACCCGGCGTCGGCATGAACGGGGCGACAGGGCCGACGACATACGGGCGTTCCGGTCAGCCGATCGTCATCGAGTTCAAGTCCTCGGGCACCCCACGAGGCGACTACCTCGTCCAGGAGCTCCGCCAGGCCGTCAAGAACGGCGGCGGAGACGTCCAGGTCGTCCTCGGACAGCGAAGGAGATAGCCATGGCGTTCCCGGACACACCCCTCGGCGTGACCGTCGAGCTCCAGCCCGGAGGGGTGTGGACGGACGTCACCGCGGACGCCTATACCCGGGACCCGATCACCATCACGCGCGGGCAGCCGGACGGGGCCTGGGTCGCGGACCCGTCCGGCTGCACCGTCACTCTCAACAACGCCGGCGGGAAGTACACCCCCCGCAACCCCTTGTCGCCGTACTACGGGCAGATCGGCCGCAACACGCCTCTGCGCGTCTCCGTCCCCGGGACCGAGTCCTACCTCAGCCTTCCCGGCCTGACGTTCTCCGGCGCCGAGACCCCCGACCACGCGTCTCTCGACATCACCGGCGACATCGACATCCGCGTCGAGGCCGAGGTCGACAACTGGGGCGCGGTGGGACCTATCAACCTCATCGGGAAGTGGGGCACCCTGGGTCAACTGTCCTACCGACTCCAGGCCGAGAACGGCTTTCTGTACCTGCTGTGGTCGCCGGACGGCACCAATGTGCTCTCCAGGGGCAAGCTGCTTCCGGCCCTGCCCCGGCGTGCCGCGCTGCGCGTCACGCTCGACGTCAACAACGGCTCGGGCCAGTACGCGCTGGAGTACTTCTCCGCACCGTCCCTCGATGGCCCGTGGACTTCCTTCGCGTCTGCTGCAGAGGGCGCCCCGACCAGCATCTTCAACTCCACGACCACGGCCAAACTCGCAGGATTCGGCACTGGGTTCATGGGGCGCGCCTACCGGGGCGAGATCCGCTCTGGTATCGGCGGCACCATCGTTGCCGCGCCCGACCTGCGCGCCCTCGCCCCGGGCACCACGGCGTGGACGGACTCCGCCGGCCGCCCCTGGTCGGTCATCGGCAGCGCCTCCGTGAGCAACCGGGCGCACCGGTTCGTGGGCGAGGTGTCGGCCTGGCCGCCGCGCTGGGCACCGTCCGGGCACGACGTGTGGACGCCGATCGAGGGCTCAGGGATCCTGCGCCGTCTCGGACAGGGGAGGAAGTCGCTCGACAGCACCCTCCGCCGGCGCCTGCCGTCCCGGTCCCCGCTGGCGTACTGGCCGTGCGAGGAGCCGCAAGGCGCCACGCAGGCGTACTCGCCGATCCCCGGCGTCGGCCCGCTCGCCGTCACGAAGTGGGACTTCGGGCAGGACACCGAACTCGGCGGCTCTGCGGCGCTCCCGGCGATCGAGCCCGGCGGCACCATGCGCGGCAGCGTCCCGCCTTCCGCATCCGGTGTGTGGGAGATCTGCATGCCCTACCGCGTCGACGGCGCGGCACCCGGAGCCGAGCAGGAGATGCTGTCCTGGACGACCACGGGCACCATCCGCAGGTGGCGTATCACCATGGGCGCCACCGGAACGCACCTCCTGGGGTACGACGCCACAGGCACCCTGACCCTGGACAGCGCCATCGGCGCCACCAGCGGCTACTTCGACGGCTGGTGGCGGCTGGAGTTCCGAGCCGAGCAGGCTGGTGGGAACATCTCTTACCGGATCGGCTGGTCCCAGGTCAACGGCGGCTCGACAGGTGTCACCGGTAGCATTGCCGGCACAGTCGGCGCCGTCTCCCAGATCGACACCAGCTTCGGCGCCGGTCTCCCTGACATCCGGGTTGGACACATCACTGTCTGGCCCGCCCAGTCGACGACGCTGGCGTATTCAGACGCCGACCGCGGGTTCATCACCGAGACGGCTGCGGACCGGCTTCGTCGGCTGTCCAGCGAGGAATCCAGCAACGTTCGGGTGGTCTTCCCCAGCGCGTTCCCGACCGACACGGCACGCATGGGGATCCAGCGCCCGGACACGCTTCTCAGCCTCCTCCAGGAGTGCGCAGAGAGTGACCTCGGCATCCTCGCTGAGGACCGCGGATCCTCTGCACTCATCTACCGGGCCCGGTCGACGCTCTACAACCAGACTCCGAAACTGATCCTCGACTACGCGGCCGGAGACCTCGCGCCGCCGATGGAGCCGGTCGACGATGACGCGGAAGCTCGCAACGACCGTACGGTCAACCGGGTGGGCGGCTCGTCTGGGCGCGCCGTGCTGGAGTCCGGCCCGATGTCCGTGAAGGCCCCGCCGGACGGGATCGGCCTGTACGACGATTCCACCGACCTGTCGCTCGCTGCCGACAGTCAGGCGCAGCCGATCGCCGAGTGGCTGCTCCACCTCGGCACCTGGGACGAGTCCCGCGTGCCCACAGTCCAGCTCGATCTCCACAAACGGCCCGCGCTCATCCCGGCGTACCTGGGCCTCGAACTCGGCGACCGGATCCAGATCATCAACACCCCGAGCTGGCTGGCGCCCGGCCCGATCGATCTGGTCGTCCAGGGCATCACCGAGACCCTCGGCATCCGCACCTGGTCGGCATCGCTCACGTGCGTGCCGGCCGGGCCGTGGACCGTCGGCGTCCTCGACGACCCGGTCCTCGGCCGCCTGGACACGGACGGCACCGCCCTTGGCGCAGCGGTGGACTCGGACGACACGTCCCTGCTGCTCGTGTCCGACCCCGGCCCGACGTGGATCACGACCGCGACCCACGCCGCAGAGTTTCCCTTCGACGTGCTCGTTGGCGGGGAGCGGATGACGGTCACGGGGATCACGCAGGGAGCGGCCGACGCCTTCGGCCGTACGGTCGCATCCGGCTGGGGCAGCGCGGACACGGGCGGCGCCTGGACGAGCACGGGAGGCAGCGCGGCGGACTACTCCGTCGGCTCCGGCGTCGGCAGCCACGTCCTGGCCAGCGTCAACGTTGCCCGCCAGAGCACGCTCACGGCGCCGAGCCCCGACTTCGATCTGTACGCGACCGTCGCGGCTTCCGCTGTGGCCACCGGCGCGTCGATCTTCGGCGGGCTCACCGCCCGGGGCTCGGGCGCGAACGATCTGTACTACGCCCGGGTGGAGTTCACGACGTCCGGCACGGTGATCCTCGCCATCCGCGAGCGCGCGGCAGGCGTCGAGTCCACCGTGGCGACGTTCACGACGCCGTACACGTACACCGCGGGGCAGTCGTTCCGGCTCCGATTCCAGGCGAAGGGCTCGACGCTCCAGGCCCGGGTCTGGCCGCTCACGAGCGGCGAGCCGACGGCCTGGCAGGTCTCCGGCACGGACACCACGCTCACGGCTGCCGGTGCTGTCGGCTGCCGGTCGAGCAGCGCGACCGGCAACACCAACGCCTCCCTGGCCGTCCGGTACGACAACTTCCTGATCGCCAACCCGCAGTTGGCCACCGTGACCCGGTCCGTCAACGGCATCGCGAAGTCCCACGCTGCGGGGGCGGACCTGCGACTTGCCGAACCGCTGATCCTCGCCCTGTAGGAGGCCCCATGGTCTACACACCGTTTGCCGCAGGCGAGCTACTCACCGCCGGCAAACTCAACAGCCGCATCATCGAAGAGCTGATGGAGTGGACTCCGTTCACCGACATCGGCACCTTTTCCGCTGGCTTCAGCGCTGCCACCCTCACCCCCCGCATGCGCAAGGTGCGGATCCTGGGCCAGGAGCGCTGGGAGTACCAGGGACGTGTCTCCGTCGTTGCTGGAACTCTCGTCGCGAACGTGAATACGACCATCTTCACCTTCAACGGCGGGACGCCCATCTACCGGCCGACCTTCGAGCATGGCTTCCAGAAGGCGGGTGGCGCGACGGCCTTCTACGGGGTGCGGATGACGCTGCAACCTTCTGGCCAGCTCCAGGTGGGTGTTCCGACGGCGGCCGGAAACAACACGAACGGCATCCTCCTGGACGCCTGCTACATCGACGCCCCCATCTGACCCAGCACCACCACCTCGCCCCGCGCCGCCGGCCCGGGGCTTTCGTCATCTCTGGAGGCCTCATGGCCAAGACCGGCCCGCAGCGCTACCCCGGCGCGTCCTTCGCCTACTGGTGGGGTGACAGGTACGAGGGCGCCGCGATGGAGATCAACGCCGTCGTCTGGCACACCACCGAGGGCACCGCCCTGCCGACCTACGGCGACGGCGCCTCCGCCCCAACGCTCACCGCCGTCCCCGACTTCGCCGCGATGAAGCTCCGCTGGTACCAGCACTTCGACCTGGAGCAGTCCGCCCGCGCGCTCGTCGACCGGGCCGGCGGCATCACGACCAACCGCAACAACCTCGCGCAGGTCGAGCTCGTCGGCACCTGCGACCCGACCACCCACCGGAAGTGGGAGGCCGCCGGGCGCGCGCACATCTTCTGGCCCGAGGCCCCCGACTGGGCCCTGCGCGAGGTCGCCGCGTTCGTGCGCTGGCTCCACCAGAACCACGGTGTGCCGATGACGTCGACCGTCACGTGGCGCGCCTACCCGGGGAGCTACGGGCAGAACGCGCCTCAGCGGCTCTCCGCCGCCGCCTTCAACCAGTACACCGGCCACCTCGGCCACCAGCACGTCCCCGAGGGCAACGACCACGGGGACCCCGGCAACTTCGACATGGCGCGCGTGCTCCGGTACGCCGCCGGGACCCCCGAGGAGGACCCCGTCATGGCCCTGTCCGACAAGGACGTCGACCGCGTCGCGCTGCGCGTCCTCGCGTACCGCAACAAGGACGCCGACGAGAAGTCGAAGAAGGCCGGCCGCCGGATCCCGGACTTCTACGGCTACGTCGCCAAGACCTACGAGGCGGTCATCGCGCTCACCACGAAGGTCGACAAGCTCACCGTCCTGCTCAACGCCCAGAAGGAGAAGTGACCATGTCCGACGCCGCCAAGCGAACCGCCCGCACGATCCTTCAGTCCGCGCTCGGCATCGCCGTCGTCCTGCCCGCAGTCGTCTCCGCGTCCGGGGTACCTGAGGCCCTGCCGTGGGTCGCTGGCGCGCTGGCCGTCGCGGGTGGCTTCGCCCGCGTGATGGCACTGCCGGGGGTTCAGGCCATCCTGCCTCGCTGGCTCCGTACCAACGAGTGGGAGCTCCGGGGCGACGAGCCGGAGCAGCAGGGGTGACCCCCTCAGAGTCCACGCAAGTAGCGGTCGAACTGGCGGAGATGCGCGGCGAGATCAGAACGGGGTTCGCCGAGGTGTCGGGTCGGCTCGACCTCGCCCTGCAGCGGACAGACCAGAACGAACGGGCGCAGGCCGAGCAGCGCGACACCGTGAAGCGGGTCGAGGAGCGGGTCGACGCCCTGGAGGCGAAGACCGAAGCGTCGGCCACGCACGGCCCCCGGCTGGCGGCTGTAGAGAAGCTGGCGTGGACGGCCGTCGGGATCGGAGTACTCGCGGTCCCGGCCGGCGGCTGGCTCGTCAACGTCCTAGTGAAGTAGCCCGTGATCACTCTATGGACGTCCATAAAGTGATCGCCTTGCGGCTGTCCGCAAAGTGATTAGTTTCGCGGTACCGCGAAGGCAAGTGCCTGAGTACGCCACGCCCCCTCTCGCGCCTCCTTCGGGAGGGCGGGAGGGGGCGGCTTCGTCGTGTCCGGGTGTTGCGCGCAACACACCACCGGAGGACCGACCCGCGCAATCTCGCGCAACTCGCCAGCACACTGCGCGGGTTCCGACCATGCTGAGACTCCACCCGACAAGGACGGAGCCCACGATGACGCTCAGGTTCATCGGCACCACCAGCGAGCACGGCAACTGCCCCACCCTGTACGAGGTCGTCGAGACCGGGGACCTCGTCATCCAGGGCGACGAGGTCGACACCGAGCACCGCGCCCAGCTCCGGGACCTCGGCGTCGCCGAGACCGCCGTCGTCATCCCCCGCGAGCTGCTGACCCGCTTCGCCCCCAAGGAGTAACCGTGCCCCCGCTGATCCCCTTCGAGGAGATCACCCACCTGTTCGCCGAATTCCAGCACAGCGCGTTCCGACTGGAGACCCGACGCGGCTACGCGACCGACCGCGCTGGCACCCGCTTCCAGGCGTTCATGCGCGGCGTCGACCCGACACCGGAGCCGGATCACCCGTGGAACGTAAACGTGCGGGCCAAGGCTGATGAGGGGGCGCGGTTCTCACGCGTCCGCCTGGTCGACGATCCGCCGACGGACGGACAGCGCTTCCTCATGGCGACCGCCGCTGGAAATGTCGCGGCCGGCGAGGACATCCGCGTCCTCGGCCGGACGGACGCTGAGCGTCTCGGCGTGGACATCGGTCACGACTTCTGGCTCTTCGACTCCACCACTCTCGTACGGATGCACATCGACGACACCGACACCACCGTCGGCGTCGAGACCATCACGGACCCAGCCGCCGTCCTGGCCGCCTGCCGGTCCCGGGACACTGCGCTCGCCGCAGCCGTACCTACTGCCGAGGTCTGGGCAGCGGTACGGTCCACTGTGTGACCGAGCCCGACAGCAGCCGAATCGCCCTCGGCGCGCGGCTCGCCGAGCTGCGCGTCGAGGCGGGCATGAACGGCAGGGACTTCGCCGCCCGACTCGGATGGCAGGCGTCGAAGGTGTCCCGCCTCCAGTCCGGCCAGCAGAAGCCCAGCCCCGAAGACCTGAAGCAGTGGGCCACGGCGGCCGGCCGGAACGACGTCCTCGGCGAGCTCCTCGCCCGGCTCCGGGGCCTGGAGTCACAGCCGCAGCAGTGGCGCCGCCAGCTTGCCGCCGGCCACACCCCGGTCCAGGACCGCTATGTCGTCGAGTACCGGCGTACCGCCACCGCCCGCGGCTACGAGACGAGCGTGATTCCAGGCCTGTTCCAGACGGCGGACTACGCCCGGCACCTTCTCATGCAGAACGCCAGCCTGATGCGCTCGCCCCGGGACACCGAGGCTGCCGTCCAGTCCCGCATGCGCCGGCAGGAAGTCCTGTACGAGCCGGGCAAGCTCTTCCGCGTCCTGATCTGGGAGGCCGCGCTGTACGCCCACGTGGGCACCGTCGAGACGATGACGGGGCAGCTGGACCGGCTCGTCGGCCTCATCGGCATGTCGACCGTCGAGCTCGGCATCGTGCCTCTGCGGGCCGCCATGCCGATCACACCGAAACACGGGTTCTGGATCTTCGACGAGCAGCGGGTCATCGTCGAGACCATCAACACCGAGCTCCAGTACGACACTGCCGACGACCTCGCCCTCTACCTCCGCGTCTGGGAGCAGCTCTCGGCGGCTGCCGTCACCGGCCTTCAGGCGCAGCGCCTCATCGGCCGCGTCCGGGCGTCTCTCGGAGCAATCTGAGCAATCCGGCGAAACCCTGCGCGGGCCCCGCGCAATCCGGCGCAATCAGTCAGCAACCGCGTACTTGCGCGGCCTACCGTCTGGCCATGGCGACGCGAACCCGCAGGCCACGGCACTGCAATTACTGTCCGCTCCCGGGCGCCGACGTGTGCGTCCGTATGCAGACCGCTGTAGAGGGCGGCGCGCACATCTACGCCCACCGGGCGTGTGCGGAGCAGCGCGGCCGGAAGCCGCTGTACGTCTTCACGCAGGACCAGCCAGCCGAGGTGGCGCGGTGAGCCCCGCAACCAAGCGCAGCCGCCGCCCGGTGTTCCGACCCGAGTGCGTAGTCGCTGAGCACAGCTGGTGCAAGCTCGACGAGGTCCGCGTGGGCGGCGCGCTCATCTTCCCGGCGAAGCGCTGCGACTGCTCGTGCCACAAGAGGAAGGACCGTCCATGAAGAGCTGCGCCTACTGCAAGCGCCCCATTGTTGGGGAGGCCCTCCCGATCGCACCGGAGTCGGCCAGCGGCGCCCGGCCTACGGCGTACTGGCACAAGGACACCGCGGACTGCGTGAAGGCGGACGAGGCCGCGACCGGCGAGGCCTCACCGCTACGCCGACTGCTCAGCCGCTCTTGAGCTCCTGCTCGCTCGTGGTCACGGCGGACCACAAGCAGGCAGGGACCAGCCCCGGCCGGTTCGCCAGTGGCGGCCGGGGCTACCTCACCAGCTCCGCGAGGGGCACGCCGACAGCTCGGGCGATCTGGAGCAAGAGCCCGAGGCTAGGGTCGCTGACTCCGTGCTCGATGCGGTGGATGGTCTTGTGGTCGACGCCGACGATCTCACCGAGCCGGACCTGGCTGAGGTTCGCGTGCTCACGGGCGATTCGGATTCGGGTCCCGATCGCCTGACGGCGGCGTAGCGCCCAGGCGGGTTGGTCGGAAGGCATCCTCTCAACGTCTGATGATCATGGTTGATTCGTCTTTACCTGCCCAGGTAAAACGTTTGATCTTGAATGCGGTCGGGTATCAGCCACCGACTCCCACCCCACGTCCGCGCACCTGGCTCTGCCGGATCGCGCGGACCAGGCAGCGAGCGGCGTACATGCGTCCGCCCTCGCCGCCAACTGCCCTGGTTTCGGCCAGAGCAGAGCTGCCCCGTCCTTCACCAGACGGGGCAGCGCCATGTGAACTACCGTGTACGAGAAGACCCCCGCCGGCATTCACGGCGGGGGTCTCTGCCTGTGGCGCCAGCCTCCCCGCTGGACAGCCACAGAAAGTCGAGCGGCATGCGTCTGACGCGTGTGGGGAGCACGTCGGCCCGCTCAGTAGTCAGCACTCTATGCCGCATCACTGCTGAGCACAGCCCTTTTCATGGATTCACCACCCACCCTCGCGTGGGGATGTGGACTCCATGTGGATTCCAGGCAGCGAAGGACCCTCCCGGCTTGTTCGCCGGAAGGGTCCCGCAGGCACGTGACCTGCCACTTACCGCAGAGCCCCCTGTCGGGTTCGAACCGACGACCCCCGCTTTACAAGAG